AAGATGGTTGCCGACGGAGGAAGGAGTTGGTACGGCCAGCCGGAATCGAACCGGCACGCCTCTCGGCGGCAGATTTTAAGTCTGCTGCGGCTACCAGTTTCGCCATGGCCGCGTACCGGCCCGGATTATAGCACCGGAGCAGGTTTCGACAACCAGCACTCGACCATACCATTTTTCCGCAATCGCAGACTCTTTCCGCAAAACGCTATTTTGTCGGCGTGACCAGCTTGCCTTTCCGGTGCCGGACGTAGTGCCTGGTCATGGTCGGCGTCGTGTGGCCGAGCTGCTCCTGCGCCGCCGTCATGCCCGCCGATTCGTCCTTGTCGGTCGCCGCTTTCGCGCGCAGATCCCGGAACTGGAACTCCTTGATGCGCTCTGCAAGGTCGGGCCGGGCCGCCGCTGCAGCAGCGCGCGCACGGTCCATCGCGCCGCGCATCATGAACTTCGTCATGGGCGTCCCGTCCGGCATGTTGATCAGGCCCAGTCCCATCACCTTGCGCTGGCCCATGCGCTCGAGCAGCGCCGCGAGTTCCCCCTCGATGGCGATCCGCAGCTTATGCCCGGTTTTGCCCTGCTCGACCCGCAGCGCCCCGTCCCTGATATCGGCGCGCGTGAGCTTGAGCACATCAGCAGGCCGCTGGCCGATCAGGTAAGCCAGGTCGAGCGCGTCCTGCAGGGGCTGCTCGGCGGCATCGTGCACCACTCGATAGACGTCGTCCTCGATGTAGACGTCGCGCCCCTCCTCCTTGAAGCCTTTGATGCCCGCGCACGGGTTGGCCTTGCTCGTCAGCCCCTTACCGCGGGCGAAATTCCAGATGTGCGACAGCAGCGCTTTTTCGCGGTTTGCACTCACGTGCCCGAGGTCCGCTGGCACCGGTTGCAGCGGCTTCTTCTCCAACGCCCGCTGCCGGTTTGCTTCAACTGCCTTCGCGATCGTCATCCGCACGCGCCAGTCCAGAAACTGCCGGACGTGCACCGGGTCGATTTTGTCGAGCGGGATCGGCGGCTTGTCGAAGAACTGGTATAGCACTTCCAGCTCACGCAGGTTATTCCGCTGCGTCCCAGGCGCCTTCGTCGGCAGCACTTCGCGCATGTAGCGCTCGGCCGCGTGCCGGAACGTCACGGCGGCGGCCGCCGGCACCGCGCTTACCGTCAGCTCGGCCCACTTCTGCACCGCGGCCACGTAATCGTCGACCGCGAGCGGCACCTCCTTGCGCGGCTTTCCGCCCAGGTCGAGCAGATAGTATGTCCGCCCTCCCCGCACGCGCGCGCGCATTCCTTTCGGCAAGTTTAAGTTTTTTGTCGGCCTGCGTCCCATACATCATCCATTCCGTAATACGTCCGGCACCCAAGCCTTCTCGGGCGGTTTCGCCGTCTTCGCCCGCCCCTCGATCGCCGCCCGCGGGACGATCGGGCGCCCGACTGCGTTCGTGAAGAACGGGATGCCCTGGGCGCGCAGCTGGTCCGCCTGCAACGCATGCTTGGTCCGGCCCGTCAGCTCGCGCACTTCTTCCGCTGCCAAAAATGTTTCCGACATCATTTTCCCCTAACGTTCTCTCGGATGCGCCCGGCGCTCGCCGTACACCTGCTGCTCGCGGGTCAGCGGCGGCGTCGCCGGCACCGTGCCTCGCCGCTCGTGCGCCGGCCGGCGCTGGTCAGCCTGCGGGCTGGTGAAGTGCGAGCCGCCGCTCCGGCGGTCTGGTCCTCGTTCGATCATCGTCCAATCTCCTCTTCTGCCTGGCGCAGTGCCACGTTCAGTTCCGACATGGCGGCATCGCTGCCGCCGGCGCGGTCCGGGTGCCGCGTGCGCGCCAGCTCACGGTACCGCTGACGCAGCTGCTCGACCGTCGGCGTGGATTCGCCGAAGATCATCACCTCGCGCCAGGGCTTGGTGGACGACGGCGCCGGCAGCGCCGTGAACCCGGTGAACGCCCGGTCCAGGATCTGCGCGCCGCCGTGCCGCTCGATGGCGCGCATGGCGTCCAGCGTCGCCGCGATGGCAGCCAGGTTCTCCTCGACGCGGTAGTATTGGTCGATCGCCATTACGCGGCGCGCGCCGGCCAGGTTGTCCCACCAGTACACCGCGGCGCCGGCATCGCGCGGCGCGGCCTGGCCGGAGCGCGGCAGCCCGTCGAGGCGCAGCGTCAGGTTGGTCGAGATCACGACGTCCTGGCGGTCGATGCCCATGCGGCCCAGCTCGGCCAGCACGCGCTGGCTGGCCTCGGCGATCGTGATGTCCCTCACCTGGCCGAAGGGCCCCGCCCTGGTGCCGAACTTGCCCGGCTTCAGCGTGCATGCGTCCGTGCGCGGCCAGCCGGTCGGCCAATGGAGTGGGTATGCATCAATCATGCTGCTCTCCCAACAATTTCGTGTTCGTGCGCGAAGTTCGCGCGGATGAGCGCCTCGGACAGCGGTGGGCACACGCTGTTGCCGCACATGCGCACCTGGGCCGACTTGGTCAGCGGGACGCGCGGCAGCGCGAGCGGGTCGCCTTCGACCTGGTGACCGTCGACGAACAGGCGCGCCGGGTCCGGGATCTCGTCGATGATGTAGCCGGCCGGGAAGCCCTGCGCGCGGTACAGCTCATGCGGCGCCAGCATGCGCAGGCCGATGTCGACGATCTCGTAGTCCTGGCCATGGATCGTCACCAGGCCGAAACGGTCCCGGCTGGTGATGGTGGCCAGCGGCGAGTTGGGCGCCTGGTCCTGGTCGGTGCCGTAGTAGGCCAGCAGGAAAGAGCGCACCTCTGCGTGATGCTGGCCGCCGGCGCTGATCGTGTGCAGCGGCTCGTTGGCGCCGGCCGCGGTGCTAGTGCCGCGCAGCTTTACCAGGTGACTCGACACCAGGGCGGACTTGCCTCCGCCGCCGGCCGTAACGGTAGCCAGCGGCGCGCCGGCGGCGTGGCCGATGCTCTTGCCCATGTCGCGCTGGATATGCGCCACGACCACCGACTGTTGCGAGCCAGAAGCGGTCAGGGTCGAAATTGGGACGTCGATCGGGCGGCCAGCCTTCACGCCGCTTCGCTCCTTGTTGTGCTGCGCCATGAAGGCGGTCACGAGCGCGGTGTCCGCCTTCGCGGTGCCCGTCGCGGTCGGCTCGTCAACGCCGCGAGGGCGGCTGTCGCCGGCCCGGCCGCCGACGCCGACCAGGGCGGCCGACACCATGCTGAAGTGCCCGCCCTTGACTTGGGCGCAGATCGTGCGCAGCGGCTCGTCTGCCGGCATCACGCGCTGGTTGCTGGCATTGGCGTGCTCGTTCAGGAAAGCGGTCACGAGCGCATGCCGGTTCTCGGTCGTGATCGTCTTGATCGGCTCGCCCGGTACGGTGCCGCGCGCGTCCGCCGGCCGCTTGTCGCTGTAATACGGCGAGAGGTACGCGCTGGCCAGCGCCTTCTCGCCGCGCTGGGCGCCGGTGATCGTGCGGAACGGCTCGTGAACGGCTTCGCTGCGGTCGCCGCCCTGATGCGTGACCGGGACGATGGACGGCGCCACGATGGCGTGGTGGCCGCCGGTGGTAACGGTGCGCAGAGGTTCGTTTGCTGGCGCGCCAGGGTGGCCGGTGGTATTTGTCACGATAAACGGATCCGCCGCGTCGATCACGTAGCGCATGATGCCCTTGGCGATCCGCCGCAGCGTGGCGTCGGCCAGCGGGCGCTTGCGGCCGAAGATGCTCGGGCACGGAAGCGACCAGTCGATGCACTCAGCCGCGGTGCGGTGCGGCTGCAGCTTGCCGGCGCGGACGCCTGGCGAGTCCGGCGCGCCGTGGGTGGCGGCCGGCCAGCGGATCGGCAGGCCGTCGCGCCGGGCGACCATGAAGAGGCGCTTACGGATCGTCGGGGTGGCGTGATCGCTTGCCCGCAGTTCGCGGAACTCGACCTTGTAGCCGTGACCCTCCAGCTGGCGCGCGAAGCTCTCGAAGGTCTTGCCCTTTTTCGCCGGATCCGGCAGCCAAGCCTCCTCGCCGTCGACCACGACGCGCTTCAGCGGCCCCCAGGTCCGGAACTCCTCCACGTTCTCCAGCATGATCACGCGCGGCTTGCATTTCGCCGCCCAGCGCAGCGTCACCCAGGCCAGGCCGCGGATCTTCTTCTCGACCGGCTTGCCGCCCTTGGCCTTGCTGAAGTGCTTGCAGTCCGGCGACAGCCACACCAGGCCGACTGGCTGATTGTTCGTGACCTTGATCGGGTCGACGTCCCACACGCTCTCGCACAGGTGCTTCGTGTGCGGGTGGTTGATCGCGTGCATGGCCAGCGCTTCTGGATCGTGGTTGATCGCGATGTCCACCGGGCGGCCGAATGCGGCCTCCAGGCCGGTGCTGGTACCGCCGCCGCCGGCGAAGTTGTCGATGATCAGCTCGTGGCCTAGGTCCAGGGCCATTGTCATGAGATCGCGCTTCATGCCTGCTCCCCAGGTTCGACGCTCGATACGCGCTCGCGCTCAGCATCCGCCAGCTGCTGCGCCTGCTGCCCAATCTGCCGCGCGGCCCGGATCACCAGCGCATCGACCTCGTCGGCCAGGTAGAAGCGCTCCGTCTCGAAGCAGGCGATACCGGCGATGTCCTTGCCGGTGACGGCGTCGAGCGTGTCGAGCACGTCGATGCTGCCGTCAGCCGGCGCGATTTCCAGCAGGCGCGCCACGTCGAGCGCGGTGCCGATGGTTATGAAGCGGTCGCCGCCTGGGATGGGGATGATGTTGGCGGCCGTCTGCGTAGCGTGCTGCAGCGCGCAGGCCGCGGCGATCAGCTGCAGGCGCCAGTGTTCGGCGGTAGTGTCGGTTTTGTTCATATTGCAATCTCGCAAGGTTTCGTCGTGTTACGATCACCTCCGGATTTCGCGGAGGAACTATGTTTTCTGATGTTCGGGCGTGGCTAGAGCCGTGGTACAACAAATGGGCCGCGATGGTCCTTGGCGCTGCGGTAGGCCTCGGTGGTTACGAGTGGATCTGCTGGTCAAAGCTTTCGGCATCGGACTGGGGTACTTGGGTAGGCGCTATCGGCACGGTTGCGACTTTGATCGGCACGATCGTGCTGGCTACCAATGAGCGCCGTGAGCGTCTCCGTTCCGAGCGAAATCTGGCCCTTGTGACTGTGGCAGCACTCACCTTCCAAATTCCATTTGTCCAGAGCTCGCTTAGATCGGTCATCATTACGATGCAGCGCGATGTCGATCAGAACCAAGCGACGGATTATGCGAGCGTTGCCGACACGCTTAATACAATGCCACTTTGGACTCGTGAAGAGCTGGCGACGCTGGTTGGGATTAGAGATCATTTGGCCGCACGGTTGGCATTTGCAGGCGCCGAAATTGCCGCTATTCAACGTGCAATGGATAAAGCCGCTGAACTCAAATTTCACGAGGCTGGCGGGCTTAGTGCGATATTCGCTGCTCACACCATTCCGCAAATTGAATCTCCGCTGGATGTGCTCGAGGATGCATTCCGCCGTTGTCGTGAATTCATGGACGAAACCGGTTTTAGCTCTGAAGCCCCCAGCGGTGATCCCGACCAAGAGGCGAGTTAAAGCTGTGTCGTAAGGTTTCACTCCACTTCTCCCCGCGCCGGCCCGAAGAAAGCCACGTCCTGCGGGTGCCGCTGCATCCCTATCTGGCGCGCCGGCACCACCTTGACGCCGCTGAACGCCGGGGCCGGCTTCGGCTGGTCCGCCTGGGCAGGCTTCGGCCCCAGCGCCCACAGGAAGCGCTTGCCAGCCATCTCGTCGGTGCGGTGGGCCTGCCCTGCCTCGGCCATGATCCGCAGGTAGCGGTAGGTGGTGTCTTCGCTCATCCTGATTTCTGCCTGGATCTCGATCACGGTTGCGCGCTTGCGGGCGAGCAGTGCCAGGATTTTTTCGATGGCCCGCTCTCGGTCGGCGATCATCTGGGTGGCCGATGGGCCGACGTTATCCATACATTTCGTCATTTCACGTTCTCCAATAAATCCAGCTGCCTCGGGTCCGCATCCGTGGCCAGGTAAATCACGACGTCGCCGAACGGGTCGACCGCGTCGCAGTCCCGCAGGCCGCGCCGCACTGCCTCGGCGGCCGCCAGCACGCACACGCGGGCCGGCTGGCGGTTGAACAGGCATCCATGGCAGTTCAGGCCGCGGTTGTCGTCGTCCTCGATCAGCGGGCGCTCCTGCTGGGCGAACTGGATGCGGGCCGGATTCATCACGTCGGTGCGCTCCAGCGAACCTCCCGCGCGGCGCCGAAGGCATACAAAAATTCGATGAAGGCCGCAGCTTCCTTCACGTGGAAGTCGCGCGACTGGATGCCGAGCTGCACGATCCTGCGACCGTCCAGGCTGGGAACCACGCGCCCGTCGTGATGCAGCGGCGTGCCGGCGGCGCGCATTTCGTCCGCGAACTCGTCGATCAGCAGGCGTTTCATGTCGTCAGCGTCCCACTTCCGCCCGATGTGCTCGACCTGGCGCGCGATGTCGCCGATCATGGCGTGGTACCGCTGCTCTTGAATCCGGCGCTTTGTCGGCTCAGAAAACTGCACCATCCATCCATCAGGCGCGCGCTGGCAAAATGCAGCCGCATTTTTCCGGGCGTCTGCGTGCACGAGGTTGAACACGCGCTTCATCGTGAGAACTCGGGTTGGAACTGGTGGTGCACTCGCTTCCCTTCCAGATAAGCGGCGTGCGCCAGTTCTGGGGTATCGAAGTAGCCCAGGCTGATCGTCTTGTAGTTGCGCATGATCCGGGCCTGCCACCGTCCCGACGCCTTGTCGAGGTATGCGCCACGAAGACCAGACGCCCCGCGCCCCTTCGCTGCAATGTTCTGCAAGTTCTGCGCGTGCGTCGCGTTCCGGATGTTGTCGATCCGGTTGTTTGTCTTGTCGCCGTCCTTGTGATCAGCAAGATTTGACGGCCACTCCCCATGCACGTAGAGCCATGCCAGGCGATGCAAGTAATACAGCTTGCCGTCGACACGCATTCGGAGATAGCCGTTCTTGGATGGGAGCGGCAGAACCGGGCCGGTCGGCGCGTTGGAACTCGGGCACAACCGAACAAACGCGCCGGTCTCCTGGCTATAGGCAACGACCTCCATCAGTCGCGCCTGCGTGAGCGGGGTTTTCATGCCGCCCTCGCCTGCGACACAACGACCAGGTGACGCTGCAGCGCCGCGCAGATGCGCACAAAGTCGGATTCGCGGTACAGCTTGGCCGACTTGTCAGTCATCGCATGCGCGAAGCCCAGGCGCGCCAGGCCTTCAGCAGTCAGCGTGATCGGCGCCAGGCGCTCGTTGATCTGGCCCAGGCGCAGCATGGCGTCGTCGTCCAGCGGCGGGCGCGCGGCGTCGATCGGCATCACCTGGGCGCCCAGCGTGGCCGGCACTTCCTGGAAGTCCGGGTCGTCCGCCGGCGTGCTGGCGACAGGTGCCGGCGCGCCGCTGGCGGCGGCCGCTGCCTGGGCTGCTGCTTCTGCCTGCGCACGCGCCGCGGCTTCCTGGCGCATCCGCGCTTCGGCTTCGGCACGCAGGCGGGCGGCTTCCTGCTCGGCGCGCAGGCGCTCGACGCGCTCGTATTCCTGCTGCTGGTGTTTCTCGATGCGCGCGCCCACCAGCATCTGGAAGTCTTCGTCCGGCTTCTGGATCACGGTCTGCAGGTCGGCGAACAGGAACTGGTATTCGGCTGCGTGCTCCCGGTACCAGGCGAGCCGGCCGCGCACGCCGGCGGCGATCGCGTCGATAGCGATCTTCGCGTTCGCCAGCTCGGTGTCGACTGAGTCCTGCAGCGTGGCCAGGGTGCGTTTGTTCTTCATGGCGCCGGCGAAGTCGCGGGCCTGGAATACCAGGCGTAGCGGCGTGATCTCGCGCTCGAGCTGGGCCACATGGTCGGCGAACTGCTGGCGCACCTGGTTCAGGATGCTGGCCTTGATCAGTTCCTTCTTGTCCTTCACCGTGCGGGTCAGGGTCAGGCGCTTGGCGCGCAGCTGCTCGCTGATGAGGTCGATCGTGCGCATCAGGTCGGCGATATCGGCGGTCTGTTCCAGCGCCGCGCGCTTGGCCTGCTCGAGGTCGCCCTCGGCCTTCTCGCAGAATTTGACCGTGGCTTCGGCATCGGCGAAGTCCTGGTCGGTGATCAGGTCGGTCTTGATGCTGGCGATGAAGCGCTCAGCCCGGGCCTGGAAGGCGGGCAGGTTGCTGGCGGCCACCTCGCCGCGGATCTGAATCATCAGCGCCGGCAGCGACATGATCGGCTCGGCGTCCGGCTTGGCTGCGTATTCCTTCGGCTCGTACGCGGCCAGGTCGATGGCGAACTGCGCCCAGCCGGCGCGGATGCGCTCCTGCCAGGCCGGATCCGGCAGCACGTCCATGTGCACGAAGTTATCCAGGGTGCCGTCGGAGCAAACGAACACCACCTTGCCGGCGCCGGTCACCATCATGATCTGCTGGCACTGCGGCATGTATTCGTCCGGCAGCTGGCCATCGTCCACCGCGGCGGCCAGCGCCTGGTTGAACTGCTTATGCTCGAAGGCGATGTCGCCGGCCATCGTCAGGCCGTCGCAGGATGCCGACAGCAGGTCATCCGAGCAGGTCACCGGGTAGAGGTCGTCGCCGATCAGGCCTTCGACCAGCGGGCGCGCTGCGGCTTCGACCATGTGGCCGTGGTCCAGGATATTCTTCTGCACCCAGTCGCTGAATTCCTGCGCGGTGCCGGTATGCTTCATGTGCAGCAGCTCGGTGCGCGAGACCTTCGACGAGATGCCAAGCATCGCGGCCGCCTCACTGGCACCGAAGTGCTCCAGGCGGAAGGCTTGCCATTCCGGGCTGCCCTGGACGAGATTGTGGATCTGCATGATGGTTTCCTTGGTCGGTTGAGGTGGGTTCCCGCTTGCGCGGGAACGCCGCGGTTAGTCGTTTTCGTGGGCCCAGGCGTCAATCGTGTTCTTCTGGTCGTCCGTCAGCAGCTGGCGGGTTTCGATCATCGCGATCAGCTCGGCCACGGTCTTCTGCTTGCTGATGATCTGGTTACGCCACCCGGCCTTTTTCTTCTCGAACTCCTCGGGCGTGCACATCGGCAGGTCGCCGCGCGGCGACGCTTCGCCGCCCTGGCTGCTGGTGGTGCCGGCGCCGGCACCGCGCACTTCACCGGTGTCCTGGCCGGGGCTGCCGGTTTGGTCATCGTCGCGCTCGTCGATCACCACCATCTCGCTGTCGATCGTGAACGGCTTGTTCGCGTCCACCGCAGTGGCCACGTCGACGGCGCGCTGCACCTCGATCGACTTCGGCATGTACTTGAGCACCTGGAGCAGCACGACCTTGCGGGCGTACATTTCCATGTTCTGCCCGTTCTTCTCAAGGGCGTAGTGCCGGGCGCCGACCTTGTTGAATTTGTTCAGGTGGCGCACTACGCGGTCCATCGTCCAGACCTCGATCACCGGGAACTGACTGCCGTTGACGCGGCCGACAGCGTAGACGTGCGTGATGTCATTCCAGGTGTCGCCGCCGTCAGCCGGGCGGTGCTTGATGTAGGGCATATCGCCCAGCGCCCAGTCGAAGTCGTCGCCGCGGTAGACGGCGCCGGTCCAGACGGTGGCGCGGCCGGCGCGCGAGACCAGGTCCACCAGACCCTGCCAGCCCGGCACGAAGGTGGCCTTGCCGGCGTAGGGCACCAGGTAACCCTGGCCGCCGACGCCGATCTCGAGGCCCAGCTGGGCGGCGACGACCACCGAGCCGAAGATGCTGTGCAGGTCGCAGTTCTGGAGCGCCTTGTTCTGGCTGAATGCGGTCATGGTCAGGCGCACCATGCGGTCGGCGCTGATGTGCTTGGGCAGCGCGTTTGCGATCTGGCCCTTGTACTTATCCAGGAAGGAGCTCAGCGTCTTGGCCGGGCTGACGGCGACTTGATTCATGGGGTGGTTCCTCTCGGGTTAAAAATCGTTCAATTGGCGCGGACTACCGGTGCGCTCTGCGTTTCGGCCACTTCCGCGGCCACGAAGCCGAGGGCCAGCAGCAGCACCAGGGCGCGGGCGAGGTCGCGGATCACAGCAGCTGCTCCAGCACGCCGGCCACGACGATCATCGCGACCAGGCCAGCGGCGCCGATCCAGGGGCACGCGTCCGTGTGCTCGATGCCGGTCAGCAGCAGCTTGCCGACCAGGTCTCGGCGCGGCGCCGGCGCGGCCGCCTGAGTGGTGGTGCGGGCGGCGATCATGCGGGCCTCGCGGTGATCTTCGTGACCGGCGCATCGAAGCCGTAGCCGCGCGCCTCGGTGGTGGCCAGCAGCTTTGCCGCCTGCTCGTCGACAGCAACGACTGTCGCGCCGTAGCTCGGGCCGCTCTTGAAGTCGATGGTTACGCTGTAGGCCATCACACACCCCGCGAGAAAAAGCGGTCCCACACGCGCAGCTCGATGCGCCGGTCCTGCGCGGCCTCAGTGGCCTTGCGCTCGGTGTCGGCCAGGTCCTGCTGGGCCAGCGGCAGCACGTAGGCGTAGATGGCGTGGCTCACGACCTCGGCGATGCGCGCGCCGACCAGAGCGGACTTGCCGGTCACCGCTGCGCGCACCAGCGCCTCGGCCTCGTCGGTGTCGCAGTTCAGGGTACGGTCGCCGAACTGGGCGGCGGCCTCCTCAGCCACGGCGCGCACGATGGCGGCGCGGCCGGCTAGGATGTCGTTTTCGGTTGCGGTGATCCGGCCGTCGATCAGCTGCTCGAGCTTTTCGGCGCGGGCTTCGGCGTCTTGCGGGAATCGGTCCATGCTGCTCTCCAGTTCACGGCTCGGCGGGTGCTGAGCTCGCTGCAATGGAGCTACTGTATCAATTGATAAAGTATTAGTCAAGCAAATGATAAAAGAAGAGCCCGAATTTTGACGCTTGCGAGATTCAGGCGTAAAAAAAGCCCGCTCGTGGCGGGCTCAGGTGGCTTGGTAAATCCTACTTCGCAGCTGGTGCTGGAGTAGGCTGAGATGATGATGGAGGACTAAGCAGTGCACTTCCTGCTGGCACGGCTACAATCAGCGGCGCCTGCTGCTGTGCAACGGGTTGCGCAGTAGACTGATTGGTGTTCTTCGGAGCAGCGTTGTTAATCACAAAAGTAAGGATGCTCACTGTTGCCGTAGCCACACCTAGAACAGTCACGATAACCCACTTAATGACATCGATTGTATTCTTGTGCATCTCTGCACGAACGTTCGCCATTTCCGTGCGCATATCCCCTGACTGCTTAGCGAACTCCGTTCGAAGCTCGGCAAAGCCAGTCTTGATGCTCGCGTCGAAGTCTGCCAGACGAGCGTTCACGTCGGACTTGTTCGCAGCAATCATGTCAGCAACTTGTTCGCGATTAATTTCAGTCATAGGTCTATCATTGTGGGCTTGCCCCTTAATGTCAAGCCGTTTGTAGCCAGAAATTTCGATTGACTCAAACTCATGCGGCAGGGCTGAACCGATCATTATACCTTCATTAGTCGCGTCCATAATGCCAGTCATAAAGGATTGGTACTTAGACTTGCCATCGCGTATCCCTTCGTCTTGACTACCCCTTATTTCGTTCTTCATCTGAATCCCTTAAGATCTCTTTATTCCCGGAAATCCTCGATGGATCGGGCTCCCAGTTTCTTATCGCCTCAAAAGTTTTTTCGATCTTTTCCTTGAAGCCAGCATGATACAGAGCTTGAATAAATTGAAGTGTATTACTAGCCCCGCCCTGGAAGTTGAAGTGTACTGAGTCGAAAAGGCACTTCTCGAACGATGGTATATCACCGCCGGTATAGATCAGAATAGTTTCTCTAAATTCGCAATCGAAGAAAACCTTCTCATCTAAGAGAAGCGGCTCTTTACCATACTTCTTACGACTTATGACCTCAACCATAGCTTGTTACCCTTAATCTTAATTACGCATCGATTTTATTTTAATTGCACTGCGATATAAATCAGCAGTGCAATAATCACCCACATAAAATTCCGATTCCGGTCGAGGCGATGCAAAACCGCCACCTGGAGCATCAGGGTTGCAGCAACATCTTCCCGGGTATGTCGAACGGCTTTCGCCGTCTGAAATGTGGTGAAATTTGGCTCGCCGTCGTCATTGTAGGTTGCATCGAGACCCGCGTCCGCACATGCTTTGCGCGCTTCCTTTATCGCGGCCACCAGAGCCGAAGTTGACTTGCTTTTTTTCGACAACTCATTAAGCGAAGCTTCTTCGAAACGCTCTGCTTCAATTTCAGCTTGTGATCGCATCTTTGCCCTAATTATATATGCGTACTTTCTTTTCGGATTACTCGCCCAATTACGATGCAGAGTGCTCCTTTGCATAATTGCCGGTGGTATTTCCGCTGGTCCGGATTATCTGAAGCTAGCCACCACTGGCCGGCGTCTCGCAGCATCCGCTTGACAACAGCCTCGCCCTCGTAATTAACCACGTAGACGTGGCCAGACACCAGATGCTTATCGGCTGTGTTTACTACGACGGTGTCGCCTTCATATAATCCGGGTTCCATGCTCTCGCCCCGCACCACCAGAGCCAGCAGCGCTTCCTTGTGCAGCCCTTCCCGCTCGACCCACTTGGTAGGCACACTCTGCGTTTCGCCGTCGTAGTGTTCCGGCTCCACTTGGAATCCAGTGATGCCGGCCTGTACTCGCAACTTCACTTTCATGATCTGCGTCATGCTGGGATCGTCCGGCCCGGCCGCGTGCACGCGCATGAATCCGGACGGCAGGTCGCCTGCAGATCGGGCGTTGTCGGGCATAGCCGTGCTTGAGGCGGTCACATCCTGGTCGAAGTACAACGGCGGCAGGCCAGCAGCGGCCTCGACCTTACGCGCAGTCTTTTCGGTAAAAGCTGTGCCATCGCGATAGGTCGTCGACAGCAGCTGAGCCAAGCGCGACTCGCTCATGCCGATCTTGTCGCAGAAACGCACGCGCTCCCCGCCATACGCAGAATCGATGAGGGCGAGTAGTCGAGCCCTACGGTGTTGGTACATGTTCATGCGGATATTGTCGCGTACTTTTAGCATTTGATAAATTAGCACTTGCTTGACTTTGACTTTATCAATTGATACAGTTGAAGACATGAAGCTCATCGACTACCTGAACGCCATCCCGGTGGAAGCCCGGGACCCCTTCGCGAAGCGCGTCGGAACGTCCTTCGACTACCTGCGCCAGATTGGTTATGGCAACAGGCCATGCCCTGAAAAGATCGCGATCAACCTTGAACGCGAGAGCAGCCGCATTTTGCTGTGCGAAGAACTTTGTCCGGAAGCCGACTGGGCCTTCATCCGATCCACATCGCCAACGTCGAGACGACGTCCGGCACACCAGCCGCAGTAATCCCTGCGATTTTTTTTGCCCAAAAAGTTGCAACAGGGCCATTGCCCAGATACCACCCCGTCGGCTTCGGCCGTCCCATCCACGTAACCCGCACCACCCTGGAGAAAAACATGAGCCTCAACCCGAACGTCCGCACCGAAGTGCTGGAAACCCTGCTGAACCCGGCGGAGCTGAGCGGCTTCACGAACCTGTGCCAGCTGCTTGGCCTGTCGAAAAGCGCGCTGAACCGCAGCCTCATCAACAGCGCCGTTCAAACGCATGGTATGGCCAAGCCGGCCGGCAAGGAATCCCGAGGATGTCCGGGTCCTGGTCGCCTGGCGTGTCGCTCGCGCGGCGCGAAGGGCGGCGCCCGGAGGAATCTTTAATGGGTTCCGCCTGCGACACGAAGCAAAAAAATAGCCCGGCAGGACGCCAGGCTGGAAAGGATTACTTGAACGTGAGTACTGTACCACTGGACAGCCAGGCCGCGACGAAGGTTATCGCCAAGGCCTGCGACTGGGTCGACCAGCGCCGCGCCACGCAGGCCGCGCCGGAAGACCAGAAGGCACGTGCGGCTGGGCGCCTGAAGGTCAGTGGCAACCAGCTGGCCGAAGCCGTCGAGAAGTATCGTAAAGCCGAGCAGGCGGGGGAGCCTTGATGGACAACATCATTTCCCGCGAAACCATGCGCGCACGCGGCGCCAAGGCCTTCGACCAGGGCCGCGGCGTCGACGACCACGGCATGAACCCTGATGTGGCCGCAGTCGTCGAATGGCAGACCGGCTGGCGCGGTCGCCAGATTGCGACGCAGCAGGCGGGCCAGCAGCTGGCAGGGAGCAACCCGCCATGACGACCACCGACATCATCGAGGCGCCGGCGCGCCCGGTGCTGCGCTACCACGGCGGCAAGTTCCGCCTGGCGCCGTGGATCCTCTCGTTCTTCCCTCGCCACACCGTCTACGTCGAGCCGTTCGGCGGTGGCGGCAGTGTGCTGCTCGCCAAGCAGCCAACTGCAACGGAGGTGTACAACGACCTCGACTCGCGCGTGGTCGGCCTGTTCCGCGTGCTGCGAGACCCTTCCAAGGCCGGTGAGCTTGCGCGCCGACTGGAGCTGACGCCATTCGCGCGCGAGGAATATGAAACCTGGTGCTACGCCGACCCCATCGACGATATCGACGCCGCCCACCAGCTGGTCGCGCGCGGCTTCATGGGGCAATCCAGCAAGGGCATCTGGCAGCGCAGCGGTTTCGACACGCGCACCAACGAAGACGGCTACTGCTCGCGCGTAAGCGCCCTCCGCAATACCCCGGCGGCCTGCCGCACCGTTACTCAGCGCCTGATCCGCGTGGTGATCGAACACGACAATGCCGTCGAGATCATCAAGCGGCACGACCGGCCCGACGCCCTGATCTACTGCGACCCGCCCTACCTCACTGCGCAAGGCCGCGGCACACGCATCTACACCCACGACTTCAAGGCAGACGACCACCGGAAGCTCGCGGCGGCGCTGCGCAGCTTGAAGCTTGCCATGGTCGTACTCAGCGGCTACCCGAGTGCGCTGTATGAAGAGCTGTACCCGGATTGGCAACGGCACCAGCGCAAGGCAATGGCTGACGGAGGCCGCGAGCGCACCGAGGTGGTCTGGCTGAACCCGGCCTGCGCCGCCGCGCTTGAGCAGCAGACCGCGCAGCTGGGGATGTTCCCATGAAGCCCGCCGACATCAACCTGCCGGGACCACTGGTTCCGGTCGACTGCGACCTGCGCGACTTCGCCTTCATGCCGCTGGACGTGGTGCGCCTGCGCGACAGCGACCTGGCCGTAACTGCCGAAGCCGACGAGTTTCGCTGTGCCGTTCTGCTGTGGTGCGCATCCTGGCACCAGGTGCCGGCCGCAAGCCTCCCCGACGACGACAAGATCCTGGCCCAGTACGCCGGGTACGGCCGCGTCGTGAAGGAATGGATCAAGGTGCGCACCGGCGCGCTGCGCGGCTGGGTGAAGTGCGCAGACGGCCGCCTGTATCACCCTGTCGTCGCCGAAAAGGCGAACGAGGCGTGGCTCGCGAAACTGCGACAGCGCCTGAAAACCGAGTGCGCGCGCATCAAGAAACACAACGAGCGGCACGGGACAAAGCTGCCTTTCCCTGAGTTCGATGCGTGGCTGGAGGCAGGCTGTCCCGTGGGACAACCACTATTTGTCCCTAGCGACAAACCTGCGATGTCGCCGGGACAGGATGCCGTTGTCACTGGTGAAAACCACTCCAAGGGACAGGGAGAGGGACAGGGACAGTTAACTACTAATCCTGATAAGTCATCTCAAGCCTCGACCGAAGGTGGCTCCGGCGACGATGGACGAGATCATCCGAGCCAGCCCGCGAAGCGCAGCCGCAACGTGCAAATCTCGATGCTGCTGAACGCCCAAGGCGTGACCACCACGGCGCAAAACCCTACCGTCGCCGTCACCTGGGCACAGGACGAACGCGTCACCGACACCGTGCTGAACGCCGCGATCGTGAAGGCCAAGATCGCGCTCGACAAGCAGGGCCGCGCCGGCGACGTCTCGGTCGAGTACCTCAAGCCGATCGTGGTCCAGCTGCTGGCCGCCCCGCCGGTGCTCGTCCATGCCGGACCACCAGGCCGCCCAGAGAGGTTCAACCCTACCGCCTACGTCAACCGCAACAGGATCAAGCCATGAACGACATGTCCATCCCGCAGCACCTGCCGTCGTCGCCCAGCACGCGGCCTTACTCGCAGTGGTTCGACCCCGTCGAGAGCCTGGGCATTTCGATGATCGACCACCTGTACAACCGCTTGGACGGCGCCTACCCGCACAAGTGGCGCAGCAACTTCGCCGACCAGCAGGCGATCGACAACTGGGCCGAGAGCTGGGTCGAGTGCTTCGAGGAGGAAGGCATCACGCCGAACGACGTCAAGGTCGGGCTGCGCGAGTGCCGCAAGCGCTTCGCCTGGCCACCCAGCTGCGCCGAGTTCGTGCAGGCCTGCCGCCCTGGCCTGGATCCGCTGAAGGCGTACTACGAGGCCGTGGCCGGCGTGCAGGCCCGCGTGAACGGCGAAATGGGTGAATGGTCCCACCCGGCGATCTACTGGGCCACCGTGCCGCTGGGCGTCGAGCTCCGCGAACAGTCGTACAGCCAGGTTCGTGCGCGCTGGGAGGCTGCGCTCGAGCAGCAGCTGGCCAAGGGCCAATGGCCGGCGATCCCGCGCCCGATGGTCGCCCTTGCGGCGCCGGGCAAGTCGACAACCAGCACCGAGAAGGCACGCACGGCGATCAAGCAGGCCGCCGACCAGGTCATGCACAAGTTCGCCAGCACCGGCTGGGCGCGCACGCTGCTGGCCCGGCACCAGGCCGGCGAGAAGCTGACGCCCACGCAGGTGCTGTTCGCACGGCAGGCGCTGGGCCAGGCATGAACCACGCCCACGATCCCTGCCGCTGCTGCGCACGGTTCCTGCCCACCGGCGGCCAGAAGCTGCACGAGGACGGGCCGGGACGCTGCGAAGGCGAGGAACGTGAGGCGCACTCGACGGACCACCCCTGCCCGCTGTACCTGGAGCGGGGATCGAAGGCCGCAAGGCTGCTGGCCAAGAGCAGTCGGGAATTGCTGGCGGAGCTGCGGCGCCGGCATCCCGAGACCATTTCGCGCGCGAGCGCACCATCGTCTCCGGCATCGCGGGGACGACCACCTGAAAGGGCAACATGAGCACGACCACCATCAAATACTTCGCCTTCGACCACCTGCCGGCCCAACTGCAAGCCGTCAGCAAGCCCATCGGCGAGCTCGCCAACCTGTTCGAGCAGCAGTTGCCGGACGGCCCTGAGAAGTCCGCCGGCATGCGCAAGCTGCTGGAGGCGAAGGACTGCTTCGTGCGCGCTGCGCTGGAGGCGCCGAAGCCGGCCCCCGAGCAGACCTGGGACTTCGAAGCGTTCGTGCAATACGGCCGCGACCACGGCGGCAACATCGTCGGCGGCATGCCCTGGTCGTTCAGCTTCCACGGCCACCCGGTTTCGCACGAAAACAACGACTGCTACCTGATCGGCGTGAACGACAGCCAGATCCGCTTCGATCGCGGCCAGCTGTTGGTGAAGGCCGCCGACGGCAAGCTGTCCACGCCCGCAGCGTAACCGCGCCACCCCGCCCGGCCAGCCCGGGCGCACAACAACCACAAGGGAGAACCTGAACGATGAAACGAATGCTGATCCTGGCCGTGCTGCTGGCCGGCTGCGCCAAGACCGCAAGTAGCGACCGCACTTATGATCCGACCATGTACATGGATCGCGTCACCGGCTGCCAGTACCTCAGCCCTGGCGGCAGCGATCGATCGGCGCTCACTCCGCGCATCGCCGCCGACGGCAAGACGCACATGGGCTGCAAGGCGGTGAAACCGTGACGCTCGCCCGCTCCACCGCCCTGCGCACCCAGCTGCGCGAGCGCAAGTGCACTGTGTGCAAGGACAAGTTCAAGCAGGCGCGCCCGATGCAGGCTGTGTGCGGCCCGGTCTGCGCCGGTGCGCATGCTCGCCGCGTCAGCGAGAAGCAGGCGGCGGTGATGGCGCGCGCCGACCGCGTCGCCACCAAGGCGGCGTTGGAGAAGTTCAAGACGAAGGCGCAGTGGATCGCCGACTTGCAGCGCGTGTTCAACGCCTTCATCCGCGAGCGTGACCGCGATCAGCCGTGCATCTGCTGCGGCAAGCTGTTCGACGAGGCGGACCTGCTGACCGGAGGCCAGTGGGACGCCGGCCACTACATCAGCCGCGGCGCCGCCGCACACCTGCGCTTCGAAGAGAACAACGTGCACAAGCAGCTGAAGGGCCACAACCGCCCTGGCGGCACCACGCGCGCCCAGTTCCGCGCCGGGATGATCGCCCGCATCGGCCTGGCCGCCGTGGAAGCCCTTGAATCCGACCAGACGCCCCGCCACTACACCATCGACGACCTGCGCACCATGAAGGCCGAATACGCCGCCAAGCTGCGCGCACTGAAAGGAAAAGCATGATCACCCTCCTCATCCTCTGGCTCGCCGCGTCTGGACCCATCGGCTGCCTGGCCGGGCGGCTCATCGGCGCCGGCATGGTCGACCGCGTAGGAGCGAAGCCTTGACCGACCGCCGCACCACGATCAGCCTGACCTGGCGCCCGGCCGGCGCGCCAGCGCGGCGCCAAGACGACTTCGCAGAGGTCCCGTATGTGCGGCCCCAGCCGCAGCGCCGGGCCGCGCGAGAGCACCAGGACACTGGGGACATCGACCAGCGCCTGCAGAACTGGGGCCGCTGGGCGAACGCGGACTACCGGCGCATCAACCGCACGGCCACGGCAGTATTCTGCGACCGCCTGCGCCGCGAGGCTGGTCTGCAGGAGTCACACAGCGACGAGCGCCGCCAGCTGGATGACGAGGACGCCTATCGCATCGAACTGGGCCTGCACTCGCTACGTGGCACGCAAAAGCGCATCCTGCGCCTGTACTACGTGGACGGCCGCGCCTGGCAAGCGATCATGCGCGTGCTGCAGTTCCCGATTCGACGGGAATTGTTCGACAGCTTGCTTGCTGGCGCCCAAGTCGCGATTCAATCGGTAATCGAAAGGACATAGAGAAGTCGGTCAATTACTACTGGAGCGGCGACATGCTAAGGCAACATCTCAGGATATAGTTAAGAAGTTTTCTGATCAGTAACATGCTATAGTTAGCATAACGCAAACTCACCGATTATCTGCATGCTTCCGCGCTCCAGCACTCTTTTTCATTTTACTAAGAATCTCGAGACTCTAACTTTAGTGCTAAAAAATGGTTTTTGGCCCCGTTATTGCCTGGAGGATATTCGTTGGCATGAGACTGACTTACATCAGGAAATTGCTTATCCGATGGTATGTTTCTGCGATATACCGATTAGCCGAATCGATGAGCATGTCGATTTTTACGGCTCCTATGGTATTGGGGTAACTAAGGAATGGGCAATCAAGAATAAACTAAATCCATTGACATATGTTTCTTCGGGTAGTCCAGTTCAACGAGCCTTAATCGACATTATCAGTCACGTTGACGAACTGCCCGATGACAAGCGGACAGAGGCATTTCACACTTTACGCTTGATACATTCTTTTGCAAAACCTATCTCGGGAACCATGAAAATGGGGCGAGCTTTGGTCAAGCGTGATTTTTATCAAGAATCAGAGTGGCGCTACGTACCAGAGGGAGCTGACATCACTCAGCATTTGACTAAGAGCGTTTTCGATAATAAAGCACTTCGGGATAAGTTGAATCAAGTCACATTCGATTCGGCTCGACTCGGATTTAGCCCGCAAGATGTTAAATACATCTTCGTTCCTGAAGACAGCGATATTCCGAAAATCATTAATTTCATTCAAAATGAATTGGACGATTTCAAGAGCGCAGATCTGAAAGTTCTGATGTCACGGGTCACGTCCTTGGAAAATTTGCAACGTGATCTATAAAGAACACGAAAAGTGCACTTGTAGTTGACAATTTACAACACCGCGTGTACATTCCAATTTACAACTTATTTCCGTCCTTCAAGACGTGTGCGGGTGCCTGATGGCAGCCCGCGGCGACTCTGGATCTCGAAGCCCCGATCAGCGATGATACGGGGCTTTTTGCTTTCATACTCAGTTTTGTTAACGGAGTTACAATTCCTCTTCCATACACAACGGGAGGCAGGGATGGACAATACGCTATACAACGAGCTGAGAAAAAAGATCAGAGAGCGAGTCACCACCTCGCAAATGAGGGACAGCTTTATAAAAACCTTGCTGGCAGGACTGGAGGATGAAGTCGAAAAACAGGTTGGTATAGAAGGCAAGAAAGTTTGTACTTGGGGATACTTAAAGGACCAAGGAAACTTTGTCGAGCACGAGTACGCCAACAGTAGCAAAGGCTTCGACTTCGCTCTTCAGATCATCTTTCACGATGCTAAGGGAAACGTCATTTTCGAACATGCTGTCCCATTTACCGTCGAAGACCGTGACGATTACATGATTGTTAATTGCGACGGAGACTCTGTAACCGTCGAAGACACAAACTTCAATTCCGACGTGAAGCGTATACCCGCGTTATTAGATAAACCGCTTCGCGAAGCAGTATACGCTGTTGAATGGAATCCTGAAGAAATGTAACTGATATAACCCGTTCAAAGCCCGCACCAAAAGGTAGCGGGCTTTTTGTTTGTTACGCAGCGAGGGCGTAATCGCTGTCTTTACCGGCTCCCGCGACTTTGACCACGTCTTCCATTGCATCGAAGTCCAGGCTTGCAAGGGTCTTCGGCCGAGCCCGGATGGTCAACTCATAGCCAAGCGCATCCAGTGCGGCAGCGAGTGTGTCGATCTTCGTGTTGTGCTGCAGATCAGTGAGCCGAGTAATTTCTTGCGGCTTCACGCCAAGCATCCGCGCCAGATCAGCTGGCCGCACGCGGTCGGCCAACATACGGTTCAACAGAAGGATCTTCGCCGATACGCTGAGAGGGAGGGAGATTAAGCGTTCGCCTTCCTCGGCAGCCGACGGCGGTGGCACTGGCCGACGATCTTCGAAATAGAAATCCATTGAGGTAAGCAGCGCATCGGCAGCCATGGAAAGCGCCTCGGCTTCATCGTCGCCCTGGGTGATCGCTTCCGGGATATCGCGGAAGGTAACAACAAACCCGCCTTCATCGGCTGGCGTAAGGGTTGCTGGATATTTCATTTTAAAATTCTCCTGTAATCAGGTTTTGGCGCCGTACCTTAGTAGGGCATTTTGGTGCTGCTCTGTGATGCGGTGTTGTGGGCAAAGCCCCTCACGGGGCCTGCCTCACTTGAGTTTCAGTTTCTTTTTTACTCCCTCGACAAGGGGCATTTTCAACTCCTTGCTCGGGTGTCTTGGAAGGATGGTTTGTTCGCCGTTTAGGTAGACTTTCAAGTGGTTGGTTCCGTCTTTGAATGTCGCGCCCTGCTGCTTCAACCATCTTACAAACTCGCTCTGCTTCACCGCCTCCCCTTGTTTCGTTGTCGATGTAGGCATAATAAACAAAAATGCTTATAAACACAAGCATTTTTGTTGATATATTTGAGTTACCGCCTGCTGCAGTAATGCACTGGCGGCATTTTCGTTTGAGGTGCACCATGCGTGCAGTCCCCATGTTGAGGGTCGAAGTCGCTGGCACCGTGGTGTCGCGCCCCGGCCAGCTGGAGGTGCTGCTATACGACGGCACTGGCAGGCCGACGGTGTCCCGTATGCGCCCACGACTAGAAGCTGGAGAGGTGCTGCAAGAGCGCCCCGGCCGCATCCCCGCCATCGTCAGGACCGCACCATGAGCATCGATGTCCCTACTATCTACCGCGACCAGATGGTGCGCGCCGTGCTTGGCACCCGCCCGGCCATGCTTGCAAAAGAAGCCGACACGGCCGCGCTCCGCCGCATGGCACAGACCCTGGCCGAGAACGAAGCGGCAGTCGAGCTGCTGCGCGCCAAGGGATACGGCAAGCGCGGCATGAGCATCCTCGACATGGTCAGGGCGCTGCCTGACGCGGGCAAGCCATGACCTGCGCTGCGTGTATCGCCGTCATCGGCGCGCTCGGCCTGGCCGGCTGGTTGTTCATCGCGGTGCTGGCGTTCGCGCTGTCCCGCCTGGACCGGCGCCGTTATGTCCGGCAGCTGCACCAGATGCGCCGGACCTGAATCATTTTCTGGAGTTCACTATGAATCGCATGCAGCACCCATCGAACAATGCAGTGCTCGGCGCGCCCGCTGGTTGGGATCAGAAGGAGGTGCCGTGCGGCGCGCTGCCGATCACCCGCACCGAGTGCGAGGGCTTGCCAGTCGTTGTCTCTTTCTGGCGTCCGACCTCCGAGGAGTTGGCCGCACTGAACGCGGGCGCTCCTGTCAGCCTGATGGTCGTCGGCCATACGATGCCGCCTGTATCGCTGACCGTCGAGCCGTAGACAGTACGAACACATTCAGGCCGCCATAGCGCTCCAGAGGCGAGTATCGAGCGCAGATCGCCGACGAAACAAGGCCAAGAGGCTCCTCCGCAGATGCTTGCGGCCCTGCTTGGAGCGGGCGGCGACAAACCGACATGGTGCACAGTCACCGGAAGCAGCCGCCCTCCCCTGGGCGCTTTCAATTGCCCACGTTTTGGAGGTGGCGCCGGAGGATAGATATGGGCCGCAGATCATCACTGACCGAAAGGCAATGGCAAGACATCGGTCAGCGCCTCCTGAAGGGGGAAGCCGGCCGCGTCCTGGCGCGAGAATATGAAATCTCGGAAGCTGCAATCCGCAAACGCTTTGGTGCGCAGAATAAAGAGATAAAAGATGTTGCAAATCAATTAGTTGCCGCTGAGACAGCCTTCGCCAAACTCCCGATTGGTGCGCAAATTAGCGCGCGCACTTTAGCCGATGAGCTGAAGGAAATTTCGATGCACCTGGCCGGCGCCGCCCGCTACGGCGCGGCGACCGCGCATCGGCTTTCCGGCATCGCGCACGCCAAGGTCGCCGAGATCGATGACGCCGCGCCGCTAGACGACAAGAGCCTCACCGCGCTCAAGGGCATCGCAGCGCTGACGCAGCTGTCGAACCAGGCAGCCGAGACAGGACTCAACCTCCTCAAGGCCAACAAGGACCTCAAGCCGGAAGACGACAAGCCGACGCCGGTGCAGATCGTCATCGGCGTGAAAAACGCGGCACGGCAAAATGACGCCCCAGATTGAGCTGAACATCCCGCAGGCGTCGTTCCTTAACCTGCCGCACAAGTACAAGGCCTACGTGGCCGGCTTCGGCTCCGGAAAGACGTTCGTCGGCTGCGTGGGCATCTGCATGCACTTCTGGCAGTGGCCCGGCATCAGCCAGGGCTACTTCGCGCCGACCTACCCGCAGATCCGCGACATCTTCTATCCCACGATGGAGGAAGTCGCGTATGCAATGGGCCTGCGCATCAAGGTCAAGCAGGGCGACCACGAGGTCGAGGTCTACGAGGGGCGGCTGTACCGCGGCACGGTGATCTGCCGGTCGATGGAAAAGCCAGACACCATCGTGGGCTTCAAGATCGGCCACGCGCTGATCGACGAGCTGGACGTGATGCCGCTGGTGAAGGCGCAGACGGCCTGGCGCAAGATCATCGCCCGTATGCGCTACAAGGTGGCCGGCCTGCTCAACGGGATCGACGTTACGACGACGCCGGAGGGCTTCAAGTTCGTCTACCAGCAGTTCGTGAAGGCGGTGCGCGACAAGCCGGAGCTGGCCCCGCTCTACGGGCTGATCCAGGCCAGCACGTTCGACAACGAGCTGAACCTGCCGGACGACTACATCCCTTCCCTGATGGCCAGCTATCCGCCGGCACTGATCGACGCATACCTGCGCGGCAAGTTCACCAACCTGACCAGCGGCAGCGTGTACCCGGACTTCGACCGCGTGCTCAACCGCTCGACCGAGATCATTCTGCCGGGCGAGCCGCTGCAGGTCGGCCTTGACTTCAACGTGAACAACATGACGGCGTGCATCAACGTGGTCCGCGACGGCTTGCCGCTGACGCTGGCCGAGCGAGTGAAGGTGCGCGACACCCCGGCGATGGCCAAGATCCTGAAGGAAGACTTCAAGGACAAGGGCCACCAGGTGAAGATTTATCCGGACGCGTCCGGCGCGAACACCACCAGCAAGAACGCCAGCGAGTCGGACCTGTCGATTCTGCGCCAGGCCGGCTTCCAGATCGACGTGAACCCGGCAAACCCGGCTGTCAAGGACCGAGTCAACGCCTACAACGCGATGATCCTGAACGCGCAGGGCGAGCGCCAGTGGCGCATCAACACCGACCTGTGCCCGACCACGACCGAGGCGCTGGAACAGCAAGTGTGGGGCGCGGACGGCCAGCCGGACAAGAAATCTGGCCACGATCACCCGAACGACGCAAACGGCTACTTCATCGTGAAGCGCTACCCGATCGTCAAGCGCGTCGCCCAGGTGCGCACGCTCCAAATGTAACAAGGAATCCATGGCAACCAAGGTCAACGAGACGTCGCCCGCAGTCGATGCGATGGCCGGCGGGTGGCATAAAATCGACACGCTCTGCGGCGGCACCGATGCTATGCGCGCGGCGCGCGAGCAGTTCCTGCCGCGCTTCCCGCGCGAGGACGCCGAGAGTTACGAGTACCGCCTCAACACCTCGACGCTGTTCAACGGCCTGGGTCGCACGGTCGAGAATATGGCCGCCAAACCGTTCGCCGAGCTGGCCACCTTCACGGACATCGATGTCGGCCCGGCCGAGTGGCTGCAAAACGTCGACCTGTGCGGCAACAACCTTACCGTGTTCGCATTCAACGCGATGACCGCAGGCCTGAAGTACGGCCTGACGCACATCCTGGTCGAATTCCCGGCCGCGCAGGATGAAGACGGCAAGCCGCTGTACGCCACCCGCGCCGCCGAACTCGCGGCCGGCGTGCGCCCATACCTCGTGCACATCAAGCCGCAACAGGTCCTAGGCTGGAAGAGCAGGAAGACGGCAAGCGGCGCCGAGGAGCTGTCGATGCTGCGGATCCTCGAATCCGTCGAGGAGGACGATGGCGACTTCGGCACGGTCTGCGTGCCACAGGTGCGCGTGCTGACGCCGGGCGCGTGGCAGACCTACCGCAAGAGCGGGCGAAACGGATGGTCGCCGCACGCCAGCGGCAAGGTCTCGCTCGACTTCATCCCGCTGGTGACGTTCTACACCCGGCGCACGGGCTTCATGACCGCGACGCCGCCGCTCAAGGACCTGGCTGACCTGAACGTCAAGCACTGGCAGAGCTCGAGCGATCAGGATTCGATCCTGCACACCGCTCGCGTGCCGATTCTGGCAATCAGCGGCGTAACCGAAGAGACCACCGTCGAGATCGGCGCCAAGTCGGCGCTGATGCTGCCTCAGGGCGCCGACGCCAAGTACGTCGAGCACACCGGCGCCGCGATCGAGGCCGGCCGCCTGTCGCTGCAGGACCTGGAAAACCAGATGCGCGCGATGGGCGCCGAGCTGCTGGTCGAGACACAGGTCGCTGTTACTGCGACGCAGAACAACACCGAAGACGCCGAGGCCAAGTGCCAGCTGTCGATGATGACCGAGGGCCTGGAGGATGCGCTCGACCTCGCACTCGACTTCATGCACAGGATGGTCAAGCTCGAGTACAGGGGCGCGGTCAACCTCTACAAGGACTTCTCGTCCAGCACGGTCATGCAGACGGCCGGGCCGTTCGTTACCGCTCTGGTGCAGCTGGTCGACCGCAGCCTGCTGTCGAAGGAGGACGCCTTCAGCGAGATGCAGCGCTACGGCATCGTCAACCCCGACCTGGTCTGGGCTGACGTGCAGTCGCGTATCGAGCAGCAGCCGCCTGAGTTCAGTGTGCCGATGCCGGGCACGGGCGCAGGCGCAGGCGTTTCAGCATGAGCGCGCTCGAGCAGTTTCTGATGGAGCTGCTGCTGGCCCAGCACGTCGACATGCTGCGCGCCGAGGCCGAGGCCCGGGCGCGCGTGATGGCGGTCCTGGTGCTGCTGCAGCGCGACATCGTGTCGCTGCTGGCGAATGCGCCCGAGCTGTCTGCGCTGGGTAAGGCCGGCAAGAACGCCCTGCTCCGCGAAACGAACGACATGATTGCGGCCTACTACGGCAAGGCGCAGCTCGAGCTTGACCTGGCCACCGTGGCCGAGGTCGAGGCGCGCGCCGTGCAGTCGGCGCTGGCCAAGGTGATCGACCTGTCACCGGGCGCCGAGCTGCCCGCCGGCGCTGAGCTGCGTGCAGCCATCACGGCAGCGCGCGCGGCGGCAAGCGCCGAAGCCATTGCGACATCCATCGAAATTCGCTTGGGCGTCGCACTGCCGACCGAGAACTACCTGCGCACGCTGGCCAGCGACGTGCTCATCCAGGGTTCGCCGGCCAAGAACTGGTGGCTGCGCCAGGCGCAGGACGTGCAGTTCAAGCTGGCCAACGAGATCCGGATGGGCGCGGCGCAGGGCGAGACGAATGCGCAGATCATCAAGCGCGTCGTCGGCCAGGAGGTGACGGCGAAGGCGCCGGCTGAAGGCGGCCCGCCCGGCATCATGCCGCTGGCCCGTAAGAACGCCGCGGCGATCGTCCAGACCAGCATGCAGACCGTGGCGGCGCAGGCTCGGCGCAAGACGATGGAGGTCAACGCCGACATCGCGAACGGGATCATGCAGGTGTCGACCCTGGACGGGCACACCAGCCTGACGTGCATCGCTTACAGCGGCGCGACCTGGGATCTGGACTACGAGCCCATCGGCGACAACGACCTGCCCTACAACGGCGGCGTGCCGCGCCACTGGGGATGCCGGTCGGCCGAGACGCTCATCCTGAAGACGCTGCGCGAGATGGGCATCGACATGGACGAGCCGGACCCGGGCACGCGCGCGTCGTCGAGCGGGCAGATTTCGGCCAAGACCACGTTCGCCGACTACCTGAAGATGAAGGGCGAGGCCTATCAGAACGAGGTGCTCGGGCCTGGCCGCGCAGAGCTGTTCCGCGCCGGCAAGCTGAGCCCGCGCGACCTGGTCGACATGTCCGGACGACCGCTTAAGTTGAGCGAACTGCGGGCGCGCTTCGACAAATGAATTTCCAGGGATCAATATGAGCAACAAAAAGAAACTGCGCATCGTCAGCGATGGCACCGCGATCAACACCCACGTCTATGCTGGCGATCAGGAGCTATCCGGGATTTGCAAAATCGAGTTCGACCCATTGGAGCCGGGCGGCCTGCTGCAAGTTCGCCTGACGGCCATGGCCGAAATCGATGTGCTGGCCGAAAATGCGGACGAAGCCCTCGCGGATACCGGCCACCAGCAGGGTTGAGCGACCAGCAGGCACGGCTCGACCGGTAGCGTAGAATCGACGCATGACCTTCGATCCCAAATCACTGCTGACGCCGCCCGGGCTGACCGTTGACGCCCTCGCCGCCGAGCTCAAGCGGCTGTCCGCCATCGGCATGGGCGGCACCCTGGTCAAACTCCCGGATGGGAGGGAAATCGAGGCGCTGCGCCTGCAGGCCTCTGGCGAGGTGCCAGCGCACTTTGTTATCAAAGGGAAATAATGAGTTGGCAGACCGAATACCCGACCATTGCAATCGTTAACGAAGCGGCCTTCCCCACTCTGCAAGCATGGGACGAGAACCTGCCGGCTGCAAGCACCGACGTCGAGCGCACAGTTCGTCGCCGCATCAAAAAAGCCATGTTCGAACGCGCGGCAGAAGAGGTGCGCGCCAAGGCGCCGGACATAGCTGACAAGTGGAACAACTTGCGCGACCGCCTTGAGGGTCTCACCGGCATGCGTACCCCAGGCCGAATGTAATCAGCAACACCCCTTTCAACGAAAGCCGCCTGGGCAACCTGGCGGCTTTTTTTATTGCCGATAGCGGATGCGACTCGGTGTCCGGCCCGGAAAGGCCACTCAAATTGGGCGGATGCCCGGAAAGCCACCAGATGAAACTGAAACTCGACGAAAACGGCCATGTTGTTGTGCAAGACGGCAAGCCGGTCTATGTGCACGACGACGGCAAGGAGGTGGCATTTGATGCCGCTGGCACCGTCCAGACCATCGGCCGCCTGAACGCCGAAGCCAAATCCCACCGCGAGCGCGCCGAGGCAGCTGAGGGCAAGTACAAGCCATTCGAGGGCATCGACGACCCGGCCGCCGCCCGCAAGGCGCTGGAGACCGTCAAGAACCTGGACGCCAAGAAGCTGATCGACGCCGGCGAAGTGGAAACCGTCAAGGCCGAGATCACCAAGGCATTCCAGGCGCAGCTCGACCAGGCCACGACCAAGGCGCAGACGCTGGAGCAGTCCCTGTACGCAGAGAAGATCGGCGGCTCGTTCGCCCGCTCCCCCCTGATCGTGGGCGACAAGGCCAAGCTGGCGATCCCCGCCGACCTGGTGCAGGCGCGCTTCGGCAGCGCCTTCAAGATCGAGGACGGCAAGGTCGTCGCCTACGACAGCCAGGGACAGAAAATTTACAGCCGCAGCAAGCCGGGTGAACTGGCTGAATTCGACGAGGCGCTCGACGTTCTCGTGGACCAGTACCCGCACAAGGACTCCATCATCAAGGGCTCGGGCGCCTCGGGTGGCGGCGCCAGCAACAGCGGCTCGGGTGGCAACCAAGGGCCGAAAGGAAATTTCGGCGGCAACAAGACGGAGCGCGCAGCGGCTATCGCGGCCCGCTTCCCGAATCTGCCGCAGAACTGACGCAGTACCGAAACACATACAGAAGCCTCCCGCGCGGAGGCTTTTTTCTTGCCAGCTATCTCGGATGAGGGCGGCGCGCTGAGGTGGATGCCTCAATTAACCATATAGACAACACTTTGCGATAAGGAAACACCATGTCCCTCACCCAGATGCAAGTTTTCAACCAGTACATCATGCCCGCGACGATCGAGACGCTGGCGCAAATGGTGGACAAGTTCAACGGTGCCTCCAACGGCGCGATCCGCCTGACGACCGAAGGCTTCGATGGCGACTTCCTGCAGGAATCGTTCTTCGCTGCCATCCACTCGGCACAGCGCCGCGTGGACCGCTATGGCACGAACGGCGCCGCCACCGCCACCGATCTGACCCAACTGAAGCACTCGTCGGTGAAGATCGCCGGCGGCTTCGGTCCGATCCGCTTCGAGCCGTCGCAACTGACCTGGCTCAACAAGCCGACCGCCGAGGGTATCGAAGTCGCCTCGCGCAACTTCGCCGAAGCCCTGATGGCCGACCAGCTGAATACGTCCGTCGCTGCCCTGGTGGCCGCGATCTCCAACCAGTCGTCCGCGACCAACGACGTGTCCGCTACCGCCGGCGTGGATTACATCGCCATGAATGCCGCTCACGCACTGTTCGGCGACGCCTCCGGCCAGCTAGTCGCGCAGGTGATGACCGGCCAGGTCTTCCACCGCATGATCGGCCAGAACCTCGCCAACGGCGCCAAGCTGTTCGACTCGAAGTCGGTCAACGTGATCGACATCCTGGGCCGCGCCATCATCGTGACCGATGCCCCGGCGCTGTATGCCGCTGGCACGCCGAACAAGCAGAAGGTGCTGTCGCTGGTGGACGGCGCTGCGACCGTGTTCGACGGCTCGGACCTGATCAGCAACATCCAGACCACCAACGGCAAGGTGCGCATCGAAACCACGATGCAGGTCGACTACACCTTCGGCCTGTCCCTGAAGGGCTACACCTGGGACGAAGCGAACGGCGGCAAGTCGCCGACCGATGCTGCCCTGGCCTCCGGCTCGAACTGGGACAAGGTGGCAGCCAGCATCAAGGCCACCGCCGGCGTGATCACCATCGGCGACGCGGCCAAGTAAGCCACTGGCCGGGCCTTGCGGGGTCCGGCCACTTCACATAAGGAGCCGTCATGGCCAACGAAGACAAGCCGATCTGGTATCTGCCGGGTCCGAATTTCCAGTACATCGAGGACGTCAAGGCGCTGGCCCGCGAGGCTGGCTTGCGCATCATCGACGCGAACGTGACGAGCGATCGCCCGAACGAAGCAGAAGACCCGCCGAAGGTCACCCTGAAGTCGGCAGCGCTCGAAGCCGACGCCGCGGAACCGCAGGAAGGCAAGCTGACCGTCGCCCAGCTGCGCGAAGAACTGACCGCGCGCGGCATTGCCTTCGAAGCCAATGCCAAGAAGGCCGACCTACAGGCCCTGCTGGACGCCCAGTAGCCCATGCGCCCAGAGACCGCCGCCTGGCTCGCCACCCTGCGCGCCAACGCGGCGGCGCCGGGCACCACCTTCGTCATCGTTCGCGGCCCGGCCGGCTCGGTGGCGATCTCCCCTGACGAAATAGTCGGCAAGTCCGACGAGGAGCTGCTGGCATTCATTTGCCGCCGGCTCGCCGAATCACGACCATCTTGAAAGACCGCCATGGCATCGACCGCATACGACAGCTACCTGGACGACGTCCTGGCCGGCAATATCACCAAGGGCGACACCTACTACGTGCTGCTGGTCGGCTCGGGCTACACCGAGAACAAGGGCACGCACACCAAGCGCTCGGACATCAGCAACGAGGTGAGCGGCACCGGCTACACCGCCGGCGGCCAAGCCATCGTGCCGACCTTCACCAAGGACACGACCAACCACCGGGTTGTCGTCACGTTCCCGCAGGTGGCTTGGGCCAACTCGACCATCACCGCGCGCAAGGCCGTGTACTACAAGCGCCGCGGCGGCGCGGCATCCGCTGACGAATTGGTCTGCGTTGACGATTTCGGTGCCGACATCTCCACCAGCGCGGGCACGTTCACCCTGAACGCGACCACCATCACCATCAACACCCCGGCCTAAAGCATGAAATTTCCCGAGCGCGTAAAAGTTGCAACAACTGGCGTCGGCACAGGCCCGCTCACCATGGTCGCGACAGCGGTTTCGGCCGAATTCCAAACTGTGGTGGCCGCTGGCCTTGTGGCCGGCGATACCTTCACCTATTCGGTCGGTCTCGCTGGTTCGGCTGAATGGGAGTGCGGCGTTGCCACCATCACGACCATCAGCAACGGCACCGCGACATTCTCGCGCACGCCGACCGCAAGCTCGAATGGCAATGGGCTGGTTAACTTCAGCGCCGGCACGAAAGAGGTCGTCGCCACGCCGCTCGGCGCAACGTTGACGAAGTGGGAAAACGGCACATCGACGCGCGTTGTTTTCACCTCATCGCTGTGCACGAGCGACAGTGCGCTCGGCATGACGCCCACGACAGGCGTGAATCAGGCGGCAAAGCTGCAGGCGCTGCTCGACCTGGCCATGAATGGCCCGCTGCTGCTCATCTTCGACGGTGCGTATAGCGTTGGCTCGACGCTGCGCTCACGCAGTAACACGAAGGTTGCGGCCATGCCGAACTGCGGCGCCGTCATGCTCGCCGCAAGCAATGTGCCGATGTGGCGCAACTACAACCCGACGAAATCGCCGGGGGGCATCATCGATCAGAATATCCGTTTCGAGGGCGGCATCTGGCACGGCAACCTCGGCACGATGACGGCGAACGACCAAGTCACGCTGTTCGATTTCTACGGCGTGAACACCATTTCGGCGGGCGGCGAGATCGAATTCCGCAAGCCGGCAGGGTTCGCCTTTCGCGTGACGAACGGTGTTCGCATCACGGTAGACGGCTACGTGGTGGACCACGGGGCCGGCAATACCCTGGTCAGCACGGACGGCGTTCACATCAACGGCCCGGCCAGCCATATCCGCATTGCGCGCGGCCGCCACTACAACGGCGCCGACGACGGCATCGCCCTGAATGCAGACGATGGCTGGGGCGCGATCACGCCGGGCCCGCTGGATGGCTCGTATGGTCCGATTACCGATGTGACCATCGAGGACATCGAATTCCAGACCTACGTTTGCGGCGTGCGCCTGCTCTCCGGCGGTTCGCTCATCGACAACGTCGGCATCAGCAACATCAAGGGCAAGACCGGCGCCTATGCTTTCATCGCCGATAATTTCAACCCGGCGCAGACGCAGCAGACTGGACCCGGCAACATCGGCACCGTCCGTCTGAGCAACGTTGCCATGGAGAATGTTCCGGTCAGCGGCTGGGGCAAGATGGCCGTGCACCTCAACTGCAAAATTGGCCAGTTCATTTTCGAGAACGTCACCAAGAACAAACTCAACAACGAACTGTTCCCGGCGCTGCGCATCGGAGAAAAAGCCGACATCGGCCAGCTGGTGATCGACAAATACATCAGCCGCCCGAGCAACGGTGCCACCTACCTGACGGAGCAGATCCACTTCGTCGCGGGCTCTAAAGTTGGCCAGGTCGTGCTTTCCAACTCGATGTTCTACGCGCCGTCAGCAGTATCTGGCTGCCCGGTCGTTGTCGAGAGCGGGGCGGCAATCGATCAGATGGTCCTGAGCGGGAACATCGGCCGCAACTTCACCGATTTCGTGAAGAACAACGGCACCATCGGCACGGTCATCGCGCCAGCGGCGAGCAACAGCATGACTACGCCGGTCGTTCCCACTGGCTGGATCACGCAGAGCGGCACGCCGTGGGGCGCATCGACGGATTCGGCTGCCATCACGTACAACGGCCCCCTGCCTGGTGTTATCGCCTCGGCCAGGCAAGCCTCCAACGACGCCTTCGGCGGCAACGTCAAGGTCAAAACACGCATTCGTTTTGCGACGCATACAACCGTCACACAGCATGCGGCCATCTTGGTCCGTGGCAGCAGCCTGGTGCCATACAGCGGCGTCAAAAATTACATCGGTATGGACATCGCCCTTAATCAGAGCGGAGGCGCCGCCGTCAAATCGCTGAAGTCTATTGGCGGCGTGCAAAGCAATATTAGCCAGGAAATGAACGCAGGCGCCAACCTCGCTACTGCGACGGACTACGACATCGAATTCAATGTGAAGTCGTCGAGCGCGAGCCAGCATCAGGTCGACATTTATATTCAGCGGGTGTCCGACCAGAAGTGGCTCAAGTACGACAACACCTGGTCCGATACGAAAGTTCAGGCGCGAGGTGATGCTCATGCCGATGCTAATTTGCCCCCTGTGTCTGGCGAAGTTGGTGTCTACGCCTACGACGAAGGGGACAGCCAGCATGCTGGCGACGGTGTCACGCCAACCATCAGTTTCTCCAACTTTACTGTCGCGGCAGCGTCTTAAACCATGATCGGATACTCGCCCATTGGAGTTACCCCGATCGGGGCGATAGCGGCCGCGACGGCGACGGCGAGTCAGAATGCGACGGCGCCGGGTGCGAGCCTTGTGGCTGCGAGCAGCATGGTCGGCGGTGCGGCGGTCGGCGCGTCTGCCGGTATCGCCAGCGGTGCGCAGCTGGTTGCGACCAGCAGCATGTCGCCAGGATCGGCGTCCGGGTCGCGGTCGGCCACGGCGAACGGCGCGGTGCTCGTCGCCTTGAGCGCGATGGCGCCAGGGGCGGCATCGGGATCCCGAGCAGCCACTGCGAGCGGTGCGGCGCTGGTTGCCTCGAGCTCGATGGTGCCCGGCGCTGCCGTTGGGGGATCGTCGGGGGGCGGCACCGATCCTGATGCATCAAAAATATCTTCGTCACGTACCGTGAACTTCGACGGCGGGACAAACCGCGTCAATTTTGACGGCGGAACAAATAGGGTGAACTTCTAATGGGTGATCCAGCATTCGCAAACGGGAAGTGGACCGTCCCGAAAGATCCGGACGACATCCGGTTCTACAAATTCGGTTTCGCCAAAGACCTGACCGATTCGGGCACGACTCCACACGCTACCCGGCAGCCGACCGCCATCTGCGCTGGGGTCAGCTTGGCGACCCATCCAGACGGTGTGTCGAACCTGCGGGTTGTTGGTACCGATGTCATCGTGTACCTCGGCGGCCTAGACTTGACGGCAGGTGCGGCGAACTTCTGCACGGTGCGACTGCCTTGCGCGAACGGAGAGCAGATCGACAGAACCATGTGGTTCGCACGAGAGGATCACTGATGAGCGAGCCAACCTACCCGATCAAATACCAGAGCAAACCTGGGGTAACGCTGGCAAAGGCACTGGCCCCGATGCCGAAGGCGCCGGAGAGCGAGCCAGCGGCCCGTCAGTTCCCGCTCGCCGGCCAGACGCAAGTCCGGCCGCTAGCCAACCCATCGCGTAACGGAGGCGGTTCGTGACCCTGATCGTTGAAGACGGCACAGGCCGCGACGACGCTGAATCCCTGGCTTCGGTCGCACAGGCAGACGCCCACCACGCAGCGCGCGGGAATGCGCCCTGGGCGCAGCTGCAGGTGATCGAAAAAGAACAGGCGCTGCGCCGCGCAACCGACTACATCGGCCAGATGTACGCGGCCAAGTGGAAAGGCACCCGCGTGCGCGCCGGCCAGGCGCTCGACTGGCCCCGCGCAGACGTCCGACTGCCGGGCGCCGGCTTCGTGCCGAGCGATGCGATCCCGCGGCAGATCACCCAGGCAACTGCTGAACTCGCGCTGCGGGCGGCCGCCGGCGAGTTGGCGCCGGACCTGGGCCGCACCGTGGCCGAGAAGACCATCGGGCCGATCAAGACCGTGTACGCGTCGGGCGCGCCGGCGTACGTGCAATACCGCAGCATCGATTTGCTGCTACAGCCCCTGTTGGGCGGTGGCGGCCTGGGCATTCGACTGGAGCGTGCATGACTTCGCCGGCAGTAAAGATTGACGGGTGCGCTGTGGCCGACAACACGTTTCGAGACGGCGACAAGATATGGAATGTACCGAGCCTTATCGCTCGGGCCAAGGATTTGCCGCCGTTCGACTTGCCGCTTGCCGCGATCTATTCCGGCTCGGAAGTGTGGACGCCAGTCGGATCTGCTTACGGTATCGCGCATCACGTGCGCCGCGCTCTGGATGTCGATACCAGCTACCCGATTATCCTTGACGAGACCGGGTTCATCATGGATGGCTGGCATCGCGTCCTGCGCGCGCTGATTGACGGTAAGCCGACGATCAAAGCCGTCAGGTTCGACAAGACGCCGCCGCACGATTACGAAAGGCCGAGCACATGAGCTACGACCAGGATGTCCGCGACGCCGATGCCGCTTTCCGCGCCGATGGCCAGCTGATCCGGCTGACCAGCAAGACCAAGGGCGCGTACGCGAACGGCGCCGTGCCCATGGCCACGACGCAGGTAAACGTGTGGGGCATCGACACCGCGGTGTCGGTGAATGCCGTCGGCACCACGACGCAGGCAGGCACGCTGGTGGCCGCCGGCGATCGCAAGCTGATCGTGTCGGCGCTGGCGGAGTCCGGCGCCCCGCTCCCTGAGCCCAAGCACGGCGACCTGGTCCAGGTCGGCGCGAAGGTCTACACGGTGCGCAACGTCGACCCGCTGTCGCCGGGCGGCGTGGTCGTGCTGTACAACCTGATCGTCGGAACCTGATGGCCACCTTCTCCGCGCAAATCAACGCCTGGATCCAGAAGACCAAGGACGACGCCGACAAGATCGTGCGGTATGCGCTGCAGACGCTCGACAGCCGCCTGGTCCAGCGCTCGCCTGTTGGAGATGGCAGCTACTGGCAGCGGCCGCCGCCGAAGGGCTACACGGGCGGGCGCTTCCGGGGCAACTGGCAGATGTCGATCGGCTCGGCCGCCTCCGGCACGAAGAACGTCGTCGACAAGGACGGCTCGGCCACGCTGGCCGCGCACGCGAGTGTCGTGTCGGTCGCCCGGGCCGGCGAGGTCTATTACATGGTCAACAACCTGCCCTACGCCAAGCGCATCGAGGAAGGCTGGTCCCGCCAGGCGCCGGTCGGCCTGGTGGCCATCACCGTCGTCGAGTGGAACAACATCGTCGAGAACGCGGTCAACGGCGTGAAATCCGGTACCAGCGCGGCCGACTTCGCCCAAGGATGGGAGAGCTACAAGCTATGAGCCAGAACGCAATCCGTGACGCGCTGGAAGCCGCGCTCGACGCGATCGCACCTGCACTCGACACGGTGCATGGCAACGAGGAATACACGCCGGTCACCGGCCAGCCATACCAGGAAGTGCACTTGATGTTCGCCACGCCGGGCAACCCGACGATGGGCGACAGCTTCTACCAGGAGCTGGGCGTACTGCAGGTGAACCTGCTGTACCCGCCTGGTGAGGGTAGCGCCGCTGCCGCCGCGCGCGCCGACTTGATCCGCCAGGCGCTCAAACGCGGCTCGACCTTCGCCGCCGGCGGCATCACGGTGCAGATCGATAAGACGCCCAAAGCATCCGGTGGCGCCGTCGACGGTGACCGCTGGCGCGTCGTGGTGCGCGCGCCGTTCCATGCTGACATGAACACTTGATTTATCCCGGCCGCCTTTCGCGGCTTTCTTTTTGGGCTCGCTGCGGCGGGCCTTTTTCATTCTGAAAGGCATTAAAAATGACCGTCGCACAGGGAATTCAGAAACTTACCGTACTGAAACAGCAGACCGGCCTCGGCGTTCCGGCGACCGGTGCCGGCGGCCAGGTCCTGCGCCGCAAGACCTCGGTCGCGAAGAAGTCGCGCGCCACCTACACCAACGACGAGATCGTGCAGCATCAGCAGTCGACCGGCGTCAACCTGGGCACCGCGTCGACGTCGTGGGACTTCGATGGCCTGCTGTCGCCGGGCACCTATACCGTGCCGCTGCAAAGCCTGCTGCGCAAGGTGTTCGCCGCAGGCGCTGCAACTGCCGCGGCCGCGATCACCATCGCCGGCACCGGCCCGACGTACACCGTGACGCGCGGCGCCGGTTCCTACCTGGCCGACGGCATCAAGGTGGGCGACGTCGTGACGCTGGGCGGCGGCCCATTCAATGCGGCGAACGCCGGCAACAACCTGCTCGTCGCAGGCCTGACCGCCACGGTCGCCACCGTCGTGACCATCAACGGCTCGGCGCTGGTCGCCGAGGGTCCGGTCGCCGCCGGCGTGATGACCGTCGCCGGCAAGAAGTCGCTGGTTCCCATGACCGGCCACACCGACACCCTGTTCACGGTCGAAGAGTGGTACGGCGACCTGAGCAAGAGCGAGCTGTTCCCCGACCTGCGCATCGGCCAGGCCGACATCGGCCTGCCGGCCAGCGGCAACGCGACGATCAAGCTCGCGTCGCAAGGCCTGGGCGTGCGCACGCGCGGCAATGCGCAGGTGCTGACCAACCCAGCCGCCGCCACCAGCAGCCCGGTGCTGACCGCGGTGCGCGGCGTCGTGCTGGCGAACGGCGTGCCGCAGCAAGGCATCACCAGCATCTCGATGACGATCAAGGCGAACCTGACCGAGGTCGGCCCGGTCGTCGGCTCGAACTTCAACCCCGACATGTCGCGCGGCCGCGTCGAGGTCACCGGCACGTTCTCGGCGCTGTTCGACAGTGCGACGCTGGGCGCGCTGTACGACAACGAGACGGTGACCTCGCTGGTTGCCGTCATGGCCGCCGACACCACCAACGGCGCCGACTTCATCGCGATCAACCTGTCGGCCATCAAGCTGACGGACGACGCCCCGGACGATGGCGAGAAGGCGATCATCCGCACCTATCCGTTCACTGCGCAGCTCAATGCCGCCGGCGGCGCCGCGCAGCCGGCCGACATGACGATCCTGTCGATCCAGGACAGCAAGGCGTAACGCTTCATCCATTTTGGCGCAAGCCACACCGAGCACGGACCAGCCGCCGTCTTTCCTTCGCGGGGAAGCGGCGGTGGGTACCGGCACTATTTTCCCGCGAAGAAAGGCAATACCATGAGCCAAACCAACACCGCAGCTGGCCACGATCTGGACGACATCCTGGGCGACAAGCCCCTGACGTTCGACGTCGGCGTGCTGTTCGACGAGGAAGGCAACGCGATCTCGGGCTTCCGCATCGTCAGCCGCAACAGCGACCAGGCGCGCGCTGCCGAGCGCGCCGTGCGCATCGAAAACCAGAAGGCGGCGGCGAAGCGCAGCAAGGCGCTGGACCTGAAGACCGACGAAGGCGCCGCCAAGGTGGTCGACATCGTCGACGGCCAGAACGCCGCGCGCGCCGCCGCTGTCGTCGTCGACTGGTTCGGCTGGACCAAGAAGGACGGCGAGGGCAAACCGGTGCCGCGCCAGTTCGACGCCGCGCTGATCCCGGCCATCCTCAAGCAGAAGCCGACCTGGGTCGAGCGCATCCTGCACGCGATGGCCGAGGACAACAATTTTTTGCCGAAATCGCAGAGCACCTCTGCGCCTACGCACGACAGCAACTAGAGCTGTCCGAGCAGCAGGGTGACGGCTGCACCCTGCGTGAGCACCTGGAAGTGATCGAGCGAACGACCGGCCAGACGCCCGAGCAGCTCGCCCCCCTGCCCTTCCCGTACGAACTCAGCCACGTATGGGAATGGTTCCAGCGGCTATGCCAGATGCGGCAGAACACCGGGTTCGGCGTCAGCCGGCTGTCGGGCGAAATCGTCGCGTGGCAGCAGCTGGAAGGCATCCGGCTCAATCCGTACGAGCTGGAGGTGATCCAGATGCTCGACGCGGACCTGGTTGCGCATCACAGCAAGACAAAAGAAACACTGCCGGCGGATTGACCGGCCGAATATCACAACGCCCGCCATCGCGGGCATTTTCATGGGCGGACGATGACGGATTTTGCAAGTATTGGCATCCAGCTGGATAGCCGCCCGGTAGTCGAGGGCACCAAGGCGCTGGACGCCCTGGGCGAGGCAAGCGCGCGCGTCGAGCAGAAGGTGCGCGTGAGCAACGGCCAGATGAGCGACACGGCCAAGATCATGCAGGCGCAGGCCGAGCAGGCAAAAGCGGCGGCCCAGGCCAACGCCGTGCTGGGCAACTCAACCTCCTCCCTCACGCTGGGCCAGGTGCAGCTCATCGAGCGATTCCGCGAGCAGGCCGCCGTCGTCGGCATGAGCCGCTCGCAGCTGATGGCCTACCAGGCGGCGCAGCTCGGCGTGACCGAAGAGACCCGGGCCTCGATCGCGGTCATAAAAGCGCAGGAGGATGCCGTCAAGGCTGCGGCGCAGGCCAAGGCGGATGCCGCAAACAAGGCCAATATCCTGAGCGACGCGCTCAAGCTGCTGGCCGGCGCCTACGCCGCACTGAAGGTTGCCGACTACGTCAAGGAGTCGGCGCTGATGGCCGCGCGCTACGAGACGCTGGGCGTCGTGCTGGCCACTGTCGGCAAGACCGCCGGCTACACCAGCACGCAGATGGAGCATGCGTCGCAGGAAATCGCCGCCCAGGGCATCACTATGCTCGAGTCGCGCAATTCCGCCATCAAGCTGGTGCAGGCGCACGTCGACCTCGTAAATGCGAGCAAGTTGGCGCGCATCGCCCAAGACGCAGCCGTGATCGGCAACATCAATTCGTCCGAGGCCTTCGAGCGCCTCGTCAACGGCGTCTCGCGCGGCAACGTGCTCATCCTGCGCAACATCGGTATCAACGTTAACCTGCAGGCGGCGTACGCGCAGATGGCGGATTCCCTCGGCAAGTCCACCAAGGAGCTGACCGAAAACGAGCGCGTGCAGGCACGCCTCAATGCCGTTATCGAACGTGGCTCGGACATTGCCGGCACCTACGAGGCGGCGATGGGCACGGCCGGCAAGCAGATCCTGTCGATGCAGCGCTACGTCGACGACCTGAAGGTCAAGTTCGGCGAGACCTTCAACGAAGTGCTCACCGTGGGCGTGATGGGCCTGACGCAAGGGCTGAAGGATGCCAACGGCGAGGTCAGCGAACTCGCGAAGAGCAACCAGCTCGAAGAGTGGGGCCATGGCATCGCCAAAGTATTCGTGGGCATCGCGGGCACCGTCGACAACGCGATCACCTACATCCAGAAGTTCGACGCCTTCGCGCGCCACATGGACGCACGGACCGCCATCGGTCGCAAGTACGACTCGCAGGTGGCAGACACCTTCTTCACGACCGACGCCCTCGCCCACCCGATCGACGCATACAACAAGGGAAAGCGGATCGACGCGTCGCGCCAGACCGAGCTCGCCGAAGAAAATGTGCGGTACGAGCAGGAGCAAATGGGCCTGACGGCCAATTTCAATCGCTTCGATAAGGCCTACGACGAATTCAGCACGCATCGCCTGGAGAAGAAAAAGGCGGACGCGGCGGCGCAGCTCAAGGTCGACCAGGACTACGCAAAGGCGGCGAGCGACATCCTGTTGAAGGCGGCAGGCAAAGGCGCGGCCGCAGAAGAAGCCGCGCGGCTGGCAGTCAACAAGCTGTACACGCAGACCTACGTCGGCACCCCTACCTATCGTGACACTGAGGGCCGGGAATCGAAGCCCAAGGTCGACCAGGCCGACAACACGGCCCTGAAAAACCACCTGGCGCGCCTCCAGGAAGCCTCGGCCGCCGACAAGGAATACGCCGAATACCAGATGCGCCTGGACGACATGCGTCACAAGGCGGGTGAGCTCGGCGACAGCCAGTACTTCCTGAACCGCAAGGACAACCTGAAGACCATCTACCTGAGCGAACAGGAGATGTACAGCCAGGAGCTGGCCGCCCTGCGCGCGCACCACAACTCGACCGAGGCGGAACGGGCGAAGAACCAGAAGGCCATCGACGACATCCTCGGCAAGCAGAGCGCCGCGCAAACAAAGTATTCGCACGACGGCGCCGTGATGGACGAGGAGGAACGCCTGCGCCAGAAAGCCGTGGAATCAGCCAGCGAAGACGCCGCGAACAAATACACCTCGGACCTGCAAAAGCAGCTGGAGGCCGTCGAGGCTGCGACGGGCAAGCGTCAGAAATCCAAGTCTGCCATCGAGGAAGAGACTGTGGCCCTGTACGAGCAGGCGGTCGCCAACATGAAGCTGCAGGCGTCGGCGCCGGTAGAGGGCCTACACACCCAAGCCGACCATGACGCGGCGGTGCAGATGCTGGCTGACCTTGAAAAGCAGCTCAGCCTGCACCGACAAATTGCGGGCGCGCTGAAGGACCAGGACGATGCGGCCTCCTCCCGGAGGCTGGCCGACATGGCCATTCAGGACTGGCAGCGCGCCGGCGCGAGCATCGCGGACAGTCTGAGCAACGCGTTTGGTGTCGGCGGCAAGGCGATTGGCCAGATGTATAAAGCTTTTGCTCAGGGCCAGGCTGCGCAAATGCGCGCGCAAAAGGAGCTGGCCATCGCGAAGAAGCTGTCGGATGACAATCCTGAGAGGCTCCTGGCTATTCAGGACGCACAGCTCGCCGGCACGCAGGCGCAGCTGAAATCGTACGGCGACATGGCCGATGCGGCACAAGGGTTCTTCGATCAAGGGTCCAAAGGTTACGCGGCCATGCACGCTGCATCGCAGGTCCTGCATGGTGCTGAGGTAGCCCTGAGCCTGGTCAAGGGTGTCAATGCCGTGCTGACGCAGGGTGAAGGTGACCCCTACTCCGCATTTGCCCGCATGGCGGCAATGGCGGCGCTGGTCACCGGCCTCGGCGTTGCTCTCTCCGGTGGCCGCGGTGGCTCGGACACCACGGCCGCAGATCGCCAGGCCGCCCAGGGCACTGGCACCGTGCTGGGTAGCAGCACCGCCAAGTCCGAATCGATCTCGCGCGCCATCGAGCTGTCGGCATCGAACTCAAGCACGCAGATCAACTACCTATCGGGAATGCTGACCTCGCTGCGCAACATCGAGACGGGCATCAGCAGCTTTGCCAGCCAGGTGGTCCAGGGTGGCCTCACGGACGGCTCGAACGTCTCGCTCAACAACAGCGGGGTGTACAACGCGCTGAACTCAAAGGCGGCCGGCGGGCTCGGCAGCCTGGCTGGCGCCGGCGTCGGGTATGCAGCCGGCGCTGGTTTAACCGCATTCACGTCGCTCGCGGCGCTGGGCGGCCCGATCGGTCTGGCTATCGGCGCTGTCGCCGGCAAGTTTCTCGGCAGTGCTCTGAATTCGGTCCTGGGTGGTAAGCAAACCCTGGAAGACTCCGGTTTCACCATGGACAAGGCCAGCCTGGGCTCGATCCTTACCGGCGGCGCCAAGGCAAGCAGCTACGCCGACATCAAGACCGATGGCGGCTGGTTCCATGGCGATGACCACGATCGCAAGCTGCAATCCCTGGGCCAGGATGCAAACATCCAGTTCGGCCTGGTGATCGAGAGCCTGTCGGACAGCATCACGGAGGCCGGCAAGCTGCTCGGCGTTTCCGGCGCCGGCTTCGAGGCGCAGCTCAACAGCTTCGTGGTCGACATCGGCAACGTCAGCCTGAAGGGCAAGACCGGCGAAGAGATCGAGAAAGAGATCGAGGCGGTGTTCTCGAAGCTGGGCGACCAGATGGCCAGCTACGCCGTCGGCGGCCTGCAGCAGTTCGCCAAGGTCGGCGAGGGCTACCTCGAAACCCTGGTGCGGGTGGCTTCGGACTATGCCAAGGTGGACGCCTCGCTGCAGTCGATCGGCAAAACCTTCGGCAGCGTGGGCGTGCAGTCGATTGCGGCCCGCGAGGGCCTGATCGCGCTGATGGGCGGCGTTGACGATTTCCAGAGCAAGGTGGCCAGCTTCGGCTCGGACTTCCTGACGAAGGAGGAGCAGCTGGCGCCCGTCGCCAAGTACATCGACGACCAGCTGGCGGCGCTGGGCCTGGGCTACGTCAAGTCGCGCGACCAGTTCAAGGCGGTGGCGCTCGGCCAGGACTTGAGCACCGCGGCCGGGCAGAAGCTGTTCGCATCGCTGATGGGTCTGGAATCTGCGTTTGCGGCGACCCATGCGGCCGCCGTCGACCTGACGAAGACCGAGCAGGAAGTGGCCGACGAACGGAAGGACCTGCAAGACCAGCTCGACCAGGTGACGATGACGCAGGCCCAGCTGGCGGCGAAAGCCCGCAACGCGCTCGCCGAGGTCAACCGGCCCCTGTACGACCTGGTCCAGACGGCCCAGAAGCTGGCCGACACTGCCATCAACATGGAAAAATTCCGCGACGCAGCCAAGTCGCTGAACGACACCATGCTGACCGGCAGCCTCTCGGTGCTCAACCCTGAGCAGCAGGAAGCCGAGCTGCAGGCCCAGTACGAGAAGATCAAGGCGGCCGCGATGGCCGGCGACACCGCGGCGCAGGATCAGTTTTCCAGCGCGCTGACGGCGTGGCTGACCGCTTCGCAGAAGCTGAACTCGGGCGATACGCAGTATCAGGCCGACTTCGCACAGGGACAGCAGGATTCGGCAGCGGCAGCAGCATGGGCGTCGACCCAGGTCGACAGCGCGAAAGCACAGCTCGCCGCGATGAACTCTCAGGCGGACGCTCTGCAAAGTGCCAACGGCATGCTGGCCGCGGCGAACACCATCCTGCAGACCATTGCTCAGAACACCACGCCGGCCCCGATCCAGTCGGGCTACGTGCTCAGCAATGCACTCTCGGCGATGGGCACCATGCTGGGCACGGCCATCAAGGCGGTGCAGGCCGAGGTGGCAAGCCTGCGGAAGGACCAGGACGAGCAGACCGGCAACACCATCGCGGCGAACGCCGAGGGTCAGCAGGCCATCGTTGACAGCGTGAACAAAGGCACATCCAAGACCACCAATACTGTGGAGAAAGTAACTCTGGAATGACAATCTCTGATGCGCAATACGCTGCGTGGCTCGATGACTCGACCGCGCAGCGCGTGACCCTGTACCGCGTTGGCTGCCTGAGCGGCGGCCAACCGGTGGTCCGCCGGCTATCGAACCAGCCATTCATCGGCTCGGCGGCCGCGCCCTATTCCGCGGCGATCGCGAAAGACCTCGAGATCAGCCGTTCGATCTCGATCGACGGCGAGGCCAAGCTGTCTGCCGGCGCCGTCGAGGTCTGGAACGTCAACGGGGAGTTCGACTCGTGGTATTCCGACGTGTGGGTGAACCAGGCGGTATTCGTCCTGGTCGGTGACGCGCGGTGGAATGAGGATGACTTCCGCCTGGAGTTCGTCGGTGCACTGGGCGGCATCGCGCCAGGGAGCAGCGTCAACACGATCGCGCTGAACTTCCGTGATGCGCTGCAGCGCCTGAACACGCCGGTGTCGGAGGCGAAGATGGCCGACGGCACTCTGCACCCGGTTGCGCTGGGCGAGGTGCCGAACATGACGCCCAAGTACGATTCGGTGACCGGGCGCTACTACTACCACTGCAGGCCGGCCGAAGGGCTGATCGAGTTGCGCACGGACGGCAAGAAACGGTCGCCGGACGTGACGGACGATCCGACCAACGGCCGCTTCGCGTTCAACACGGCGGTCGGGCCCGGCGCGGTGACCTGCAGCGTCCAAGGCGACAAGACCGGCGGCGTGTATCGCAACACGATCGCCTCGCTCGTGCAGCTGCTGGCCACCGCCTACGGCAAGGAATCCACGCGCATGACGGTCGACGACATCGACGCGGCGAACTTCCTTGCGTTCAACGTCAAGAACCCGCAGCCGGTGGGCCTGGCGATCCTCGATCGAACCAACGTGCTGACGGCGTGCGCGCAGCTGGCGGCGAGCAAGGGTGCGCAGTTGATCCCTTCCATGCTGGGCAAGCTCCAGCTGCTGCAATACGCCATCCCGGCAAGCGCGGCGCTCGACATCCCGCGGTCGATGCAGGTCCAGGACACGCTGACGATGGTCTCGATCTCGCCGGTGGCGGCTGCCGTACAGATCGGCTTCTGCCGCAACTACACGGTGCAGGCCAGCTTGCAAACTTCACTCCCGGACGAACACAAGAAGATGTTCGCGACGGAGTGGCAATCCTACACGACGCCGGTCGATCGGCAGGTGCAGGATGCCTACAGCCTGTACGAAGACCCGGCAATGGAGCAGACCTGTCTCTTGACTCCAGCAGATGCAGAAGCTGAAGGCCGACGGCGGCAGGCGCACAAGAGGACCTCGCACCCGACCTACCGGGTCGAGCTGACCCCGGCCGGCATGCGCGTGCAGTTGGGTGAGGCGCGCAACCTGTTCAGCGACCGCTTCGGTCTGGCTACCGGCAAGCCCGGCCTGGTCACCAGCCTGACGACGAACTTCGGCACCTACGCCGTCACGGCAGAAGTCACGATTTAAGGAACCCATGGCAAACCTCCGCATCATCGCCCGCAACCTGGCATTGCTCGCCACGCTCACGGCCAGCAGCACGGCCGGCGCCCTGGCGGTTACCAACCTGCAGGTGCAAAAGAAGTCGGACGTGTGGCACGCCGCCGGCACCGCGGCCACGATCGGCGGCACGCTGCCGGCGCCGGAGCTGGCGTCGGGCGTCGCGCTGCTGGGCAACTTCTCGCCGACGACCACGATGCGCGTGCGCCTGTCGAACGAGGTGAGCAAGACCAACCTGCTGACATACAGCGAGGCGTTCAGCGACGGGAGCTGGGAAAAGGCCGGCCTGAACCTGGCGGGCGGCGTCACGGCACCGGACGGATCCAGCAATGCGTTCGCTGTCACGGCGACCGGCTCCGACCCGTATTTCAGCAAGGCCGTGACCTTGGCGCCCGGGGCATACACCTTCTCGATTTTCCTGAAGGGCGCGGGCGGCACCGTCGGCAAGGTGCCAAACGTCTGGTTCTGGAACATCGGCAACCTGGGCGGCTTTGCCTCGGCGGTCGACGTCCGGGCGCTGGGGAACGGATGGGTGCGCTATGCCGCCACGTGCACGGTCACCACCGGCGGCACCTACCGGGTCCGCGTTGATGCACCGGACTCGGCCAGCGCCGGCGACGTGGTGCACATCTTCGGCGCGCAGGTCGAGAGTGGCGCGCTGTCCTCGTATTTCCCCAGCGGCGCAACCCAGGGCGCGCGGCCGGCCGGCTACATCGATGCCTGGCAGAGCTACGACTACGACAGCGGCGTTGTGCTTGCTTGCCCGGCGCCGGCAATCCAGCTGGAGGGCTGGACGGCGGCGCAATCGGCAAGCGCGTATGCCTACGGCGGCGGCGCCTACGCGCGCGCATGGTTCCCGGTAACGCAGTTCAAGGCATTCGCCATCGACCTGGTTGACACGAGCAATGCCCAGGGCTACCTCGAGGCGGCGCAGCTGGTTGTCGGCCAGTACTGGGCGCCGACCTACAACCCGACATCGGGTTCGGCGACCGACGTCGATGCGACGACGCACTACCGCACCGGCGCCGGGGACCTGATGAGCCGCGCGTCGACCGTGCACAAGAAGGTCTCGATCGAGCTGCAGTACATGCCGGCCGAAGACCGGGCCACGCTGGCCAACATCTTGCGCGGCAGCCGGTCCCGGCCGGTGTTCTTCAGCCTGTTCCCAGGCCACGCTGACTTGGCGCTCGAACGCGACCACACGCTCATGGGAAAGCGCATGAGCGATTCCGAGGTGGTGGTGCAGATGGCCATCAGGTACGGCACGAAGCTGGACGTCGAATCAATTTGAAGGAGCAGCATGGCCACTGTAGTCAATTTCATCGACGTCACGCTGCGCGGCGCGGCGGCACGCACGGTCAACCTGGCGTCGGCGCAGATCCTGCTGACACCGTCGGCACCGGCCTTCCACGTCGACGTCGACGGTGTGGTTACCCCGGAGGCGATCACTTTCACCGCGACGTTGATCGACCTCGATACGCCGCTCACCTTCAACGCTACCGGCGCTCCGCTGACCAACCCTACCGCGAAGTCCGTCACCGTCGCCGGCGCCTCGATGACCGGCTCGAGCGTCACCGTAATCGCCAGCGCGACTGTCAACGGCCAGCTCTACACAGGGCCGTGCACCATTTCGAAGTTCAAGGACGGTAAGGACGGCGTGGATGGCGACGGGGCGAACCTCACCGCGGGCGATCTGAAAGCCATCCTCGAAGGGCAGATCACTACCGACCAGCTTACTGCGGCGCTGACTTCTCGCATCGACCTGATCGATGCCCCCGCCGGTACGGCCGGTAGCGTGACGGCGCGCGTCAAGGCCGAGACCGACGCGCGCATTGCCGCGATCTCGCAGCAGGCGCAGGACAACCGGACCTACGTCCAGCAGTACACGTACAGCCAGCAGACGATCAACGATTCGTTCTCGGCGTTCGGGACGAACATCCAGGCTGCATACCAGGGCTATGCGAATGGCGCGGCCGACGGCGCGCTGGCAGCGGCGAAGTCCTTCGCCCAGTCCTATTCGTATAGCAAGGCGGACGCCGACAGCTCCCTCACGGCAACGGCAAACCAGTTGCGCTCCGAATTCCAGTCCCTGAACCAAGGCACCGGCGCAACCGTGGCGTGGGTGCAGGAATACGCGTACAGCAAGGCGCAAGCCAACGATGCGATCGCATCGGCCACGCAGCAGTTGAGTACGACCGTAGCCGGTCACACCTCGACGCTCGAAATTCAGGGCCAGTCCATCAGCGGCCTGGGCGCGCAGTACACGGTAAAGATCGACAACAACAGCTACGTCTCGGGCTTCGGGCTGGCCAGCACCGCCATTAACGGCGTGCCGACCAGCAGCTTTATCGTGCTGGCCGACCGGTTCGCCGTGGCGCTGCCGGGCCAGGCAGCCAAGTATCCCTTCGTCGTCGGCACCGTGAACGGGCAGACCGTGATCGGCCTGCGCGGCGATGTGGTCCTCGATGGCACGCTCAATCTCAGGACGGCAGCCGGCTACACCGGCGCGCTGGATGCTACTAAGGGAGCAGACTCCAGCAACCTCAACGTGGGTATTTCGCGCAATCTGCTGTCGAATACCGCGCCCGGCTCGAAGTCCGGCTACACGTACGACATCAGCGCGCCGATGGCCATTGAGGGAAATGCCGTACTGCTTGCTCAGGGCGCGCAGGCATACGCGCAGTTCTCCCCGAATAAATCTTGCGTGTACCTGCATGCGACGGCGACGCCAGGCTCTGGCTCGGTGTTCGAAATATACGCAAATGCCGGGGCCTTAGTCGCAGTGGTTCCGAGCAAACGGTATGAAGTTGGAATTTGCCTAAGCGCGCACCGTTGCATTGGGCAGGCGCGCGTGGCCTGGTTCGATGTGAATCGAAACTACATCAGCACCTTTATTGGCAATGATGTCAACAACAACGGGTCCAACTACACAGCGATCCCATTCCCGCGCTCGACGGGATTTATGACCCCGCCACCGGGAGCGGCTTTCGCGCGCATCTCGGCAACCGGCCTGAACAACGGCGGTAGTGATGTGTTCCTGTTCGCCTCGCAATTCTATTTCGGCGAGGCGACGGCAGGGCAGTCTGTCTATTCGAGCTGGATCGAGGGCGGCCCGTCGAGTGTGCGTTCGATCGGCTACGACGGTGACCTCGATGCGACCAAGGGCGCGCCGTCCGGCACCTCGGTTGGCGGTACTGAAGCCGGCCTGGTCGCATCGCGCGCTCTCAACGGTGACGCTGCATACAACGCTGTCAACGACCCGACCCTCGGGCTTGGGCAGCGCCTTCGCGCGAACGCGCAGAACGTGATGTCGGGTGGCGCCGCGCTGACGGTCGGGTCACTCGTCACGGACGGCAATGGGCAGAGGGTTAGCGGCTACGGCCTGGGCTTCACGTCCTACGGCTTTGTGGCATACAACGCCGCCGGCGCGCCGACGATCACAGTCAACGGCACCACAGGCGCCATTGCAGTCGCTGCCGACATCAGTGGCTCAACCGGCACATTCGCTGCGGTGCGGGTGGGGGTTTCGCTGGCGACCCAGGCAACTGGCTACAACAGCGATGCTGGCATCTGGCAAGGCATGGTCAACGGCGTGCCGAAGATGAGCATGGTGGCGCCGAACGGTTCGAAGATCCTGTTCGACCCGAGCGCTTCGCAGCAGATTCAATTGGTCAACGTCGGCGTGGCGCAGTCGCCGCTCAACGTTTCGATCAGCACGACAGGCGGGAACCTCACTACTAGCTACGGCCGGAACGTCAACGCTGCAAATACCGTTGTCGGCTATGTCAACGTGGCCGATGGCAGCGGCAATTACACGTACAGCTGGAGCGTTACGGCTGACGGATATGCGTGCTGGACCACCAATCCAGCCGGCAGCAACTGCGCCGGCGTGATGAAGGGGCCGGGCCTTGCGCTGCCGGATGGCGTTGGCTTCACCCTGGTGTGCACAGTCACCGACAAGACCACCGGCCGGACCGGCCAGGCAACCTTTTCACCTACGATCATCTTCACATGACCCAATTCGCAGTAGTGGAAGCCGCAACCGGCCGCATCGTGAGCGGGTGGGGCGTGCCAGATCCCGAGGGCTATGACGGCCCGATGGACTGGCAGCCGTTCCCGCACGATGGCCTGATTTACAAGTCGTGGCAAGGGCCGCTGTTGCTCGGCGACCAGCCGTCGCCGACGGCCGATCTGTTGTGGCAAGACCGACCGGCCTGGGTGGAAACTGCTCCGCTGGAGATTATCGCCGCGCGCGCGATCGCCACGATGGACGCTGAGGGCGACGCGGCCCGGCTGAAGGTGATCGGCGACCCGACGAAAGTCCTCGAGTACCAGCTCGCCGAGGCGCAGGCCCGCCGGTACGCCGCCGCCGGCTATCCGGATCCGGCGCCAGAGTGCGTCGCCAGCTGGTCGGACGCAAAGCGGTGGGCGAACCGCGGCGAGCCGTGGACCGGCCAGGAAGCCGCCGACGACATCATCACCACGGCCGACCGCTGGTATGGCGCGCTGGAGCGCATCCGGCGCCTGCGCCTGGACGCAAAGGAGCGCGTACGTGCCCTTGTGGCCGCCGGCGCTGAGCTGGCCGACGTCGACGCGATCGCCGCGCAGTTTTCTACCGACCTATTCAACCTGATGAAAGGGCTTCAATGAAAGTCGCCTTCTATAAAGGGACGCACGCTGGCCTGCCGGGCGTCTACAACCGCGTGATTCGCTGGTGGACCCGCAGCCCGTATTCGCACGCTGAGCTGGTGTTCGAGGACGGCCAGGCTGCCTCGTCGTCCGCCATGGACGGCGGGGTGCGCGTCAAGGCGATCGAGTTCGACCCGGCACTCTGGGACTTCGTGCCGGTGCCGGCCGGGCTGGCGCTGGCCGCGCGCGACTGGTTCACGCAGCACGATGGCGAGGCCTACGACCTGCTGGGCAACCTGCATTTCGTCATCAGCGCCGTCGGCGACGACAAGCGCAAATGGTTCTGCAGCGAGGCGGTAGCCGCGGCGCTGGGCATGCCGAACCCCGAACGATTCGATCCCGGGACGCTGCATGCGGCCCTCAGCTTCACCAACCAACCGGCCCAGGCCGGTTTTTTTACGCCTGTCACGGAAGGGCAGCAATGAAACCAATGAACAATTTCGAGTGGACCAGCATCGCAGGTGCGGTGTCGTCCATCCTGGCATCTTTCACGCTCGAGCGCGCTGGCATCATCGCCGGCATCGTCACCGCCCTGGTGACGTGCGCGGCCAACGTCCTCTACATGATGCGCAAGGACCGCCGCGAGGAGCGCGCGCTCGACGCCCAGCTGGGAGTGAAGCAATGATGGCCCGGCTAAAGGCCTGGGTTCTGCTGGCGCGCAAGGGCGTATGGGCGGTGTTGCTGCTGGCCTACCCGTTCGCCGACCAGATCATCGCCACGATCGAGGGTTGGCTGCCGGCCCTGGCGCCGTACCTGGGCGCTGACACGTTCCGCTACATGGGCGTGGCAATTGCGGTCACCAAAGTCGCGCTGCAGGTCTACCGTGGCGCACTCCAACTCAAGGCGCTGCTGGCTGCCAAGGCTAGAGGTGCATGATGGCGGCCGACCAGCTGAAGAAACCCACACGCCGCGGCTTGATCGCCATCGTCGGCACCGTTGCCGCGGCCGCGTTGTTGGCGTTCACGCCGGTGCAGGAGGGCAGGGTCCTCAAGACCTACCGCGATATCGGTGGCGTCCTGACCTACTGTGACGGCGCTACCGAGAACGCCCAGGCCGGCCGCGCGTACACACCGGCCGAGTGTGACGCCCAACTCGACCGCGACCTGGAGCGGCACGCCGCCGGCATCGCCAAGTGCGTGCCGATGGATCGCCTCACCGACGGCCAGAAGGTAGCCTTCGTCGACGCCGCCTTCAACATCGGCGTGTCGGCGTTCTGCGGGTCGAGCATGGCACGAAAGGCAATGGCCGGCGACATGGCCGGCGCCTGCGATGCGCTGCTGCTGTGGAACCGGGCTGGCGGCCGTGAAGTGGCCGGGCTGACGAAGCGCCGCCAGCGCGAGCGCGAGCTGTGCCGCCGGGGTCTGCCGTGATCGCTGCCGCCCTGGCGCGTTACAAGCTGGGCGCCGAGATCCTCGTGTTCGGCGCGCTGGCCGGCGCCGGCATGTACGGCGTGCACCTGGTGCTCGAACATGCGCGAGAAGCTGGCCGGATCGAGGTCCGCGCCGAGTGGGACCGCGCGACGGCTGCGGCCGAAAAGGCGGCGCGCGCCCAGACCGAAGACTGGCGCGCCCAGCGCGACGCCGCCACAACCGAAGGAGCAAAACGTGAAGAAACCATCCGCAGCCTGGCTGCTACTTCTGCCGCTGCTGCTGGCGGCCTGCGCGACGCCGTCGCCAAGATCGAGCGCGGCGTGCCCGACTATTCCGCCGATGCCCTACGTACGACCATCAGCACCTACGGGCAGCTTCTTGAAAGCTGCCACCAAGAGCGCGGAGAAAGCGCAGCAGAAACTGAGCGAATCAACAGCGAAAAGCGCACTCTAATGGAGGCGTGGCCTCGAGAACCTCTGATGCCATGATTCGCTATGCTATCGCTACACTTGGCGTAGTCCGCGCCATACCGCGCGCGTAAGTTCCGAAATAAGCACTGATGAATTCGGTCGCACGGCATTTGCGATTGCAAGTACTGCCTCGACAACGGCCTCCGCTGTCACGTTGCCTTCATAGTGGTACTCGGCTGTGGGAAGGAAGTATCTGATTCCAGTGCCCGAGGTGATCGTGCGCAAGCACGAGATTTGCGCGAGGCGCGTATGGAGGACTTCGTAATCATTGTACGTTGCACCGTGCAGTTCAACGCGTATGTTAAAAATTGCCATATTGGTAGTTAAGAGCAAAATTGTAGTTGTAAGGACGAAGCAGCTTTTGCTGCTTCGCTCCATGCTGCCCGCTTAACTACGCGGCGAGCGGCAATGCTCGCAGACGGTTTCACGCTGACCCTTGCGGATGCGCGTGTACTGTCGTACGTGCACTGACTTAGGATAGGCGCACGTTTTCATGAGCGTATCTCCCTTCAGTTGCTGGGAACTTGATACCGAACTCACTCTTGCCAAACGGCGGATTCACAACTACACTTCCGCTTGTCGATGTATAGCAAGTACCTGAGAGACACACCGGGTTCCCGCTCGGATGTCTTTTACCTAAAGGCCTATGAGCGTCAACTCCTAGGTCTTTTTCATTCCTTCTTTTCTTGCCCAAGCTGCTTCGAAACTCACGCCAAACATCGACATTGCTTCTTTTACGCTACTTGACTGCGTCAACAGTCTTGTAGGCATCATCAGGTGCGATGCGAACGTGTCCGCCTGCCACTCCGAATTTCTGTAAATCGGCGGTGGACTTCGCGGATCGATGCGCGAAAGAGCAACGCCGCGGTGCATCATGAGATGTCCAAGTTCGTGGCACATAGTGAAGCGATCTCTCCCTTCACCATCTGCGGCTCGCTCATAGACGTCTTCTCTAATGAGAATCAGATTTTGATCTGGGTAGGTGCGCCCGTGATCTGGCCCCATCTCACGCATTTCCCAAACCTCAAAACGAGCCTCGGGATACAACAAGTCCAGCGCCTCATAAACCTCGACAACTGGGAAGTACGGGCGATCCTCCAGCCCAAGCACTTTTCTTAGCAAATCAGCATTTGATGCGATGTCTGCCTTTTTTCTCGCTGGCACTACGATCCCATCAGTTCGCGTTTTGAAGTTCTGGACCTGCGGCATTTACTCTCCTTTCAGAATCCCCTTTAGACGCGACTTCTCTTCCTCTGTGAGGCTACTGAAGCGACGAGCGAACTCAGTTGCTAGCATCGCATCTTGGTAGTTCGCTGTGTCTAAAGGCATGCGTATTTCTTTTCTTGCTTGATTAATCAGTACCTCAAACTTCTTTCGATTTTCTGCCACAGCAGGTATTGCCGCTGCCAGGACATCCAAAAAGTTGTCTGGCACTCGTTTGCGACCGGTTTCAATTGCTGAAAGGAAGGCTACTGACAAATTGACAAGCTGAGACATACCCATCAGAGTTACGCCCAGATCAATCCTCAATTTCTTGAGTTCCTTTCCCAACTGGGTAGTCATTTTTTTCTCCTGGAGTTTCAATCCCAGTCCTGACAGATCTCTTGATCTGGTGACCGTTCGGGATAGGAGAGGCTTCCTCTCACTAGTCATTATACGGATGAGCTTGCATTTGTCAACCTTTAAGGAAGAATTTATAGGAGAATTGTTGCAGGCGTTCTTCCCCAGCCTCTATGGTGTTTGGTATCGAGGCAGGGTTAGAGGATTTACGTCGAGCACAAGCAGCTTCGACGCCGCCAACCAGGCCGCTGCCGCTCGATAGTGCGATCACGGCGCCGTGCGCGGAAGTCCCAAAACCCGAATCGCCCGACTACGACGTGTGGCAGGTCTGGGCGATGGACCCGGTGCGCCAGTATGCCGACTGTGCCGCGCGCCACGCCAAGACCATTTAGCCCTAGCCCAAGTGAACCGTATTAGGACTCCTGTGCTCCCGTCGCGTCAGCAGGCAACTCCTCGATGTTCGTGATCTCAAAACCGTATGATCGAAGCAAATGGACTGCTGCCGACTCGGTTGAATTCCGGGACATATCAGGCAATAAGAAGTCGTTCGGGAGAAGTCGATCACGGATCGCAATTGCAGCATGGTGGACACTTGGCTCAGATGGCCAAGTGATAACCGTAGAGCTAACTTTATTGCCGCGGTCCGTATAGGTTACTGTCCAGTTTTTGGTTGTCATGATGTTCCTTTCAAATAGTCAAAAAAAAAGCCCCAGGTAATCTGGGGCCTCGTCTTGTCGGAGCGATTTTCGCTCAACTGTTTTTGATTATACGAAGAAGTCGCTTTTTGTCAAATAAGGGCGTCGTTCAAAGGGCAGAGCCAGCACGCGCGCAGCCACCTCCACCGGCACCTGACTTTCCGCTAGCATCTCGGATGCCTCCCACCACGTCATAATCGGTAGCAGGATCAGGGCGAGGTCGACCCGGCTGGCGGTGATGAGGTCGGTGCGTGGTTTCATCTCGCCAGCGTACCTGTCGCCCAAGTCAGAAGCTCGACCGCGCGCATTGGCTATACTGTGTTTTTGTCCAGTATTTAGCTATGAGACCGCCCCTTACCCGTGAAAAACTCATCGAAATTCGCGACCGTAACCGTGGCCACGAGGATGTGGCAGCCCTGCTATGGGAGGTGAAGCGCATGCGCGCCCTGCTGTTGAGGTCGCACGACTACCTGCGGGTGGCACCCACGTCGTCGACGGCGCAAATGGTGGGTGACGGCCTGCGCCGGACCTTGGAAGACGAGCCTGTCGTCAGGGAGCAGCCGAGCCTTTAGGGTGAGGAGATAGCGCAAAAAAGCGTTTCCGCAAACCGCCCCTAGGTCATCAGTTGTCATAGGGCGGTCAGGATGGCAGAAACTGCCTGTTTGCGGAACGAATATGAAGGTCAAGTCATTGATATTTAACGACTTGCTTTTAGATTTTAAGTCTGCTGCGGCTACCAGTTTCGCCATGGCCGCGTACCGGCCCGGATTGTACTACGTGTGGCAAGCACAGTGTTAGTAGTTGAACTATTGACCAGGTGCCAGCGCAGGCTCGGCTCCG